TATCTCTAACTGTAGTCCAGGATAATTAGGATCATCACTATGTGTTCCTTCTGATGCATTCAATATACCATGATGCATCCACACTCTTGCTTTTCCTTCCTTAATAGTAGGTATTGCATGTTTTTTAAACGCGGCTGGATTTTCACGAGTGCCTGTTAATTCACCACGCTTCCAAGCTAAACGCCTTTCACCACCGCTCATTCCTTTAACCCAAGTAACATGCTCGCCAAAACAAGTAATATATTCATCTACTGTCAATTCAGGACCACATATCATTAATGCCATAGCAAATGCTTCTGGAACCATACCTGACCCTGAAGGGAATTTTGGATTATTTTCATCCCCGTCGTTACGTATAGCCATAATAATATTAAGGTTCATTAAACCAACTGACTCATAATCAGCATAATTATAATCTACGTTTTCTTGTAAAAATGATACACCGTTACCACCATGTGATACCATAACATAATTGTCGTGTTGTTGTAGCTCATTGTGCCACTCATTAAACCCAGGAATATCTCTTGCTCCTGGTATATGTTTAATAGTAATGCCAGTATCTAAATACTTTTCAAGTTCTGTTGCTACAATCTGGGCCCAAACGCTAGTTCCGCCACCTGGTTTTTGAGGCACGAGAAAAACATAGTTTGCCTCTTTTGCGAAAGACAATGTTGTAAACATTGTTAATACTACTGCTAAAATAAACTTCTTCATTATATTCTCCTATGAATAATTGATTCTATTTTTACGAAATGCACCCCAGACAAATATGCCAATGGTTGCTGTCATAATAACTAAAAATATCGGTCTTGTAATTAAAGTATTAATATCATACAATGCTGTAATTTGATATGTTAATGCTTCTATTCTGGGTGCCAATATAAACCCAATTAGCAATGCTGGGCGTGAAAACTTGTATTTCTTACAAGCTAAACCTAACACTGAACAAAATACGAATATAGCAAAATCTTCCCAACCTCCTGTATATTGCATACAAACCCATATCATTATCGCTACAAGTATTGGAAAATAATACTTGTAAGGAACATATGCTATACGAGCAATATACTGTGTGAGCAATAAACACATTACACCTACTATTGCTGTTGCCCACATAAATCCAAATGTAAGTGAACTAAAAAACTTCTCATCATATGCTAAATCATATGTGCCAAGTTCAAAGTCCAAATACATAAACAGTGCCATTATAACTGCGGCAAAACTTGCGCCGGGTATACCAAATAACACTGTAGGTATCATAGATGTTGCTTTTTGTGCGTTGTTAGAACCCTCTGGCCCTATAACGCCCTTAATGTTACCATTGCCAAACTCCTCCTTGGGGTTAGCGGCAACTGCGGCGCCATATGCCATCCAGTCTCCAATAGCACCACCCAATCCGGGTAGCACTCCTACAAACGCACCGATAAATCCTCCACGCAATCCAAGCCACTTATGTTTCCAAGTTGCTTTCATTCCATCTATTGTTTGTTTCCAATGATCTTTATTATCGCGTGGTGCTGTTTCTGCTCTATTTTTTAACCCACTAATTAACTCTGGTATAGCAAACAATCCTGCTACCATTGGAATTAACTGTATGCCGTCACCTAAATAACCCCAACCCAGAGTCCACCTATCTGAATTAGTATATGGATCAGTCCCCACCATTCCTAATATAATACCAATAGCAATCGCTACTAAACTGCGTATCCATAAACTACTTGAGACAAATCCAACTGTTGCTAATGCTAATACCATAAATGCCCACAACTCTGGCACACCAAATATCATTAATAACTGTGTATACCACGGCAGTAGAAAAAATACTAAACTGCCCCATAGTAACCCATTAATTGTTGATGTAGTAACTGCGGCACTAATTGCGTATGTTGCTTTGCCTTTTAATGCTAATGGGAAACCATCTACCATTGTGGCAGCCGCAGAGTTAGCACCTGGTATGCCTAATAGCACACCAGTATAAGTGTCACCTGTTGTGGATGCCGCTACAACTGCCATGCAGAATATAACGCCTAAGTAAGGGTCGCCGCCAAACAAGTGAATAAAAGAGAATATTGCAACGAGTCCTGTAGTCGCACCAGCACCGGGTATGATGCCGATTAATAGTCCATACAAAGTCCCGCCCAATAAAGCGATGATTTCATTCATAAGGGTTTGTGTGTGTTAATGAACTTCCTGAGGAGCGTTATTAACACTTGGTAGGTAAAAGTATTTATAAATATTTCTACATGGACTTATTTTATCGAAACAAACATCTAACTAAAAGATATTCTCCAGAAAGATACAGAGATTTTATCAAAGATTTAACTGAATTGCATAAAATGTATAATCGTATTAATGCATTAAATCCGCAATTAGTTATAGACGTTGGGTGTGGACGTAATTACAATAAGAATAGTATAAAAAACCTAATAGGGTTTGATGCTATGCCTTATCCGGAAGCAGACATACATTGCCCTATTTTAGAAGCACCCTTCAAACCATTATCCGCAGATGCTATTATAGCATATAGTGTTTTACAAATGCTAAATGAAGAATATAAAATACAATGCTATGAAAAAATTATTAGTTGGGTAAAATACGATGGTTTGTTAGAAATGAGAGCAAATATTTGGGATGATCAGGAATACTATGGGGAATTAGATGAATCTATAGATGCTATACATGGTTATACTAACAAGTTTAATTTAGAGTATGTTGTTGAACCATGGATTAATACTTTATATAAAAAAGGAGACGACATTAAAGAGGTAAGTAAAAAATTAGGCATTACAAACGATAAAATATTTAGAGATACTCCTATAAAAAAATCATCTTTGGCATACCGATACCGCGGCAACTGGCCAACCGGACAACACAGACAAATATATTGGACTTGGAAAAAACCTAATTCTTAGACCAAACAAAATATATTCTTTCTTTGGAATCGTTTCTTAAATCTAACACATTTACTTTTAAAAAGTCAGCACAGTTAATTATAAACGTTGGTGACCATTCGTAAAATGATATCCAATTGGATTCTATTGGAATATGCTTTAGTCCTGGATTTACTCTAAAGTATATTTTCCCACCAGGTGCTGTTAATTTAACAATGTGCTCTAACTCTTTTAATATTTTATCAGTTGAGCCAAAGTTAATTGAACCCAAACACATAACTACATCAAATGTCTCACTAGGATGATAATCTAAAATACTTACTTTAATATCTGCGTGATTATTGTATGGATCAATGCCTATTAAATTGTTTATGCTACTTTTAAACTCGTTATAGCCACAGCCAACATCCAACACACTACGTGGCCTTAAATTATTAATTTCATCTACTAATGCCAATCCACTATGTTTAAATTTTTTAGTGTCAGACTGCCATACTTTACTAAAGTATTTTTCTAATACTCTGTCGTCAATTTTATCAACTAATTCGCCAGTATTAGTAAAACTAACATCCTCAACCCACACATTAAACATACCTTGTATAGATTGTCGTAGTTTGTGATCATCTCGTAAGATTTGAGGAGATGTTTTAAACATATCCTCTAATTTATTAAGTATTTTTAAATTCATTTATTCCACAAATTTTTATCGATTGCTTGTTTTAAGTATTTTACTCCAGATGTGCCGCCAGTGCCAGGCTTATCTCCTATAATGCGCTCTACAGTTTTCATATGATTAAACTGCCATTTTTTAAATGCGTTCTCTACATCACATAATGCTTCACGTGGAAATAAACTTGTATTTGGACAACATTTGCTGGGTAAATCTTCTAATAGTTTTTTTACTTCTTTATATTGTATTGATTCTTTGCCTGATGCTGAGCCTAATGTGCTTCTAAATCTTTCGTAATCTTTTGGGGTAAGTGTTGCTATAATGTCCCATAATGTATTTAAGTGATCAAATATTTTTACAATGCGTTTTAGATCCGGATTTGTATCGACGCTCAATTCACGTATTAATACTTTAAACCATAGTTCGGATGCTTGGTGTGCAACTATAAACATCAGTTCATTGCGATCTGATGTTATTGTGTTTTGTGAATTTAATACTGTATCTAAATCTAAATAATCGCCATAGTTCATATTACGCACACTTTGATATCTTCTGCCTTATAACTTTGATATACACCTGCTGTAGGACATTTTATATTTAACAAATTACACGTATCAAAACTGTCTATCGCATTAAATTTTGCTTTATTGACTGCCATAAATGCTTTAATGTTTTTATTCTGTAAAGCAATTTCAGCCTTCATTTTTTTCTCGTTTTCATACCACTCATAACTAGGATATGTGATTTTAAACCCACCTGCTCTCATCCACCAATCAAAACATTTTTTATTTGATCTGTATGCTAAAACTATTTTACTGCTAGGCCATTCTGTTTTTATATATTGTAAATTATGTGCTAACGTATGACTCTTAATAATTCTATATTTGTCTCTACGTAAAATACCACTAAATGCTTTATTGAATTCTGCTTCATTTTGTTTTTTGTTATGCTGATCTATGTTATTAAACCAATTGCCAAACTCCATACCCGGATCAAAATAAGAGCCACTATGTCTTGCTGGATAATCACTAAAACGTTCCCCACCTAAGTATTGACGATGTGGTGCGGCGTCTGTTTGGTCAATATCAACAGATTCGTATATATGAGAGGCAACACTACTCCAACGTGATCCTGGTGCTCCTACCAAGAAAATATAACTCATATGTTAAATTCATCCTTTATGCTTTGTGGTGTTACATACAACCACCTACTAATTAGAAGTTCGCAAACTTGTATTTGATGTGCTGTCAATTCTCTACTGAGAATTTCTTCTAAATGTGTTTTCCAAGTATTTTTCCAAATTGATTCTATAGGAAATGTATTTAATTTATAATTATTTATTATGTCTGTCATGTATATGTCTTTCTCAGTATTACCACTTACTTTTTCTTCTTGACACATACTAATAAATTTTTGAGGTGCTGTTACAAACACAGTATGATTTCTACCAAATATTATATCTGTTTCAGCAATTAGTTGTGATGTGTCTATATCATAGACAGATGGATTATTGTCTTCAGGAACTTTCTTCCAAACATAATTACAAAAATAATAACGTATTCTTGCTTCCATATCATACGTTGATGTTATTGTTGTATCACTAACTAATGTTCGCTGTAGTACTTTATGTGCTCGCTGTTCTAAAGCACTTATAGGTTTATCAATAATTGGATAAAAATAATTACACAATAACCCAATGTCTGGAGGAGTTATTTCTTTTGATTTCCATAAAGTTGAATCATTTGCTAATGAAAGTGGAAAGCAATTTAAAGCATCTATAACATGTGATGGGGATTTAGCACCACGAAAGTCATGTGCTAATTGTAATAACCAAGCGACTAAAAAGCCACCAGAGCCACCCTGGTAGCGCACTACAAACTTACGTTCCATTATAATACTTATTTGTTTTGGGTGTGGCCCTTAAAATAAGGGCCGTTACCCTTAGCCTGATAGTGGATTATCGAGTGCTCGCTCAATTCGTTTTTGTATTGCTTCTTCAAAGTCTTTAAGCATTTCTTTGATTTCTTTCTTTTGCTCTTTCATCCGCTTCTCTACATCACTGATAGCATCATAAGCATCATTGAGATCATCTCGGCCGTCATTTTTGTTATCTCTAATATCAGAACGCACTCGTTCCATTTTAGTTTCTAACTCTGCTAAACGTCCTTCTAATAAAGTGGTATCAAGTTGCATAACTGCTTCCATCCTTGTTTCCAATGCTGATAACATACCTATGGTATCTTTTTTCCACTCTACTAGTTGTTGTATTTGACTGCCGTATCCATCAGTAGCATTTAGACGCGAGTTAAACTCACCCCACGCATAAAAACCACCTCCTATTGCGGCAACCACGCCCACTAATGCGGCATATGTTGATAGTTTATCTATTACTCCTGCCATATTATACACTCCATACGAATGTTAATGTCGCGGCTACAATAAAGCCTAGGACAAAATATAAACTATGATATTTTCTATGTTCGAACATAATTATCTCCCGTATTGTTCATCGACCATTTCGTTCCATCGTTGATCTTGCGCGGCGGAATAGTATTCCGCAAATGGATCAGGCAAATGCTGATCCGGGTACATCTGTTCTGACTCATACCAATTGGCGGCGTCCGGAACTCTCGCCTCTGTGTATTCATCATAGTCACTACCTGCGGCAATAGCGTTCATCAGGGCAATTTGCGTAGCCTGAGCCAACCCTGTGTAATAATTTCCTTGGAAACGTTCCATAACCCTTATTGCCACTTGCGTTGCAATTTGTCTGCGTCTATCTTGTGCAGATTTTGCTTTAGCAACCGCAGTTGGCCGTTCTGACGGTTCGGCCTCCTGCTCTGGTTGCTCTTCAGTCTCGCTCTCAACTGATTCTGTCTCTGTTTCTTCTGTTTGTTCTGGTTCCGGCTCTGTTTCAGTCTCAACTTCTACTTCAGTCTCTGTTTCTACTTCAACCTCAGTTTCTGTCTCAACCTCTACCTCTACTTCTGTTTCAGTTTCCACTTCAACCTCTGTCTCAGTTTCCACCTCAACCTCTACCTCAACTTCTACCTCTACTTCTACTTCTATTTCAGGTGTTGCTTCTATTTCTACTTCAAGTGCTGTTTCAATTTCTGTTTCAACTTCTACTATAGTTGTTTCTACAGTTTCAACTTCAATTGCTGTGTCTGTAGTTGTATCAACAGTAGTCTCTACTTGCACTACTTCAATTTCTGGCACCTCAATTTCAGTTGTCATATCTAAATCACTTAAATCAATTGTAAAAGTCTCTACAACAGTGCCTGCTGAATCAGTAATTTCTACTTCAACCTCTGCTATGTCTGTTAATGCTGTAACATCAGGCATTTCAATTTCTGTTTCAACAGTAGTTGTAACATCAGAGTCAGGTATTTCTATTTCACGAGTAATAGTTCTTTCTACTTCATACTCATATTGTTCTTCTACCCAACGTGTTTTAGTTTCCATAACTTGGCTTTCTATAATACTTGTTACTTGTTCCTCTACATAGGATGTTACTAGTGTTGTTATGGCTTCTGTTGTTGTGACAATATGATCATATGCAACTGTTATGGATGGATCTCGCATTTTAGGACCATAATATCCTGCCCAATAACCTTTGTCCTTACCTGTAAAAATTAATTGGGCATACAATTCTGTTACAGCTGCCCATGTCGGGCCCGTACCATCGCCATGACCTACAGTATATGTTTTAGTCATTGTTTGCCAATCGTGTGGTGTATCATCACCGGACAGATGGTCTGTTGCTATTACCACGCCCCTTTGATCCTTTAATTTTAATGTCATTGTCCAATCATCTACATAGTATGAACCATAACTACCACCGCAATGCCCACCTATTTTTTGCGGACAATTATTCCATATTTCAGCACCATATGTTATTGTAAAATTGTTTGCCAAAGGCAAATATGCTGATAAGTCAATCCAAGGACTAGTTGTGGTTGTCCAATAGTATGTTGCTCTGTAAAGATCATTAGTGCCATCACCATCAGTATCTTGACACCCAACTGTGGTAGTCCAAGTCCCGCCACATACACCTGCCATTAAATCAGCACTCACTACTGTTTCTGTAGATGATGTTGTATTAGTAGTCACAACTTCTTCAGTCACAGTATTAACTACTGTTTCCGTAACAGTTGTGTAGATAGTAACCTCTTCCTCATACTCCTCTTCAACCAGACGAGTACCAGTTTCTATTTCTATAACAGTTTCAGTTACTATTATTGTTTCAGCATTAGAGAAGGAACAGAAGCAAAATAGCAATGCCGCCGCCAAGTAAAGTTTTCTCTTCACTAGTCATATCTCCCTCATCGGCCTGTGCTTTCCATTCTTCTTCATCAATTTGAATTTTATCTATATCTGGTTTTTTAGGATCTACACCAATACCATTTCTCTTTTTCCATTTTTCATAATCTGGACGTTGTTCTGGATTATTGGCCCACGCTTCTGCGGCTTCTGTACCAATCTTGCCATAATACGGACACGGTGTGCCTGCCATTTCCATTGCGCCAAAAACTCTTTCATCTTGACACAATAACGCAACAGCGGCAACCTTCATTCCCATACCAAATAATGCGCGGGATAGTTTCAATCTTTCACAGTTATCGTCAGTTATAACTATGCCAGTTGAAATACCTAAAATTTGTGTAGTAACTGACCCACTAGCGGCTCGCGTACATACATCCTGATTGTTTACAACAATACTGGGTGAATGAGCACTGGGTGGGGTTTTGTCGACAGTTGTTGTTCCTGTGACAGTATTAGCACTTGTAACTGTAGAAGTTACAGTGTTGGTCCCTTGGGCAGAAACTGCCAAGGGGATTAAAAATAATAGCACCGCTACTATTTTACTAACATTAAACATTGAGAGCACCTCGAACGAATCGTTTTAATAGTATATTATAGTAATTATTAAAATACGTACATAAGTTATATACTGTTATATTCCTGTTTGATCGAGTAATTTTAAATCTTGTGCTAGATAGTCATAAGGACGAGCATGCCAATGCAAATGATCCGGAATACTTCGTTGTACTTTGTCTATATAATAATTGCCCGGGCCATATTTCTCATCAGCAACACACGTTAACGCATATTCCATCTCGCAATAATCTTTGATAGGTATAGACATCGTGTGCGATGCCCGCCACACAACCATAGGCACCACACACGACATGCAGTCTAATATGATCCAACGTGGATCATGATCTTCATATAAATGAATTATTGTATGCAATTTGCATAACTCACACGCCATTAGTCATCTCCGTAAATTCGTAGTACCTCCTCCACAACGACGTGACGTCTTATATCTGTTTTATTAAAATGAACCATATCTATATGCCTACATTCATTATACTTCTCAAGTAAATCTTGAAATTCGTATAATCCATTGTCATGGTATCTATCACTTTGGTCCAAATCTCCTGTAACCACCATACGGGAATTATCACCTATTCTTGTTAATAACATTTTCATTTGATTTCGTGTGGCATTTTGCATTTCATCTGCTATAATAAATGCTCTCTTAAATGTGCGCCCTCTCATATATGCTAGTGGAGATATTTCAATAATACCCTCGTCTATCATACGTGAAATGTTTTTTGGTGAATAATACTCTTGGAAAACATCAAAAATTGGTCGTGTCCATGGTTCCATTTTTTGTTGAATAGTGCCAGGTAAAAATCCATGTTGTTCATCAACTTCTACTGCTGGGCGGGTTAATACAATTTTATCTATTTTATTTTCTGAGTATGCTTTCAGTGCGGCTAAACATGCTAACATTGTTTTGCCTGTTCCTGCTGGGCCACATGCAAATACTATTGCGTTGGCTGGGTTAATTAATAAGTCGATATAATCTGATTGATTAAGTGATCTTGCTTTTAGTTTTATGTTTGGTTTTTTTAGTGTGTGCCTTGGTTGTTGCCCGTAATATTTTTCAAATTCAATAATTTTATCGTCCATAAAGTCGTACATAGTGCTACGGCGTTTATGACGGCTCCTACGTTTTGACATAAGTCACCTCGCTGTATAGATTAATCACATTACATACTGTGATGCAAATATTTAATATTAAACCGACCAAAAAATAACATTGTAGTTTATTCCAATAAATATACAGGCAAATATGATTCAATAACGATGACAGACGATGAATATGACGCGGTGTACTCACTGCTGAGAGAAGGACTCAATTCAATTCCGTTTAATCAACGTGTTCGTTCTAAACAGTGGGAAGAACTGTTAGAGCATATTAATCTTAAACATACCAATCCAGGAAAATGTAATAATTGTGGTCATACGTGCCACGGTTATGCTGGTGTTGGTGAAAAAGTTCATGGACATTGCAGTAATTGTGACTGTAAAAATTGTCGTTGTAATCTATGTGAGCTTAAATATGGTAGAGGGTTTTCTAACGTAACCATTCCCATAAAATATGGCTAATTACAACAGTAAAAATAAAGACACTTATTGCCCATTTGCATGGGAACACCAAATGATAGACTCAGACGGATCCTACCGTCTGTGCTGTATTGCTGATGATAAAATAAAAGACAATAATGGCAAGCCATTTAATGTGCGCGGTTCTACACTTGAAGAAGTGTGGAACAGTGAATATATGCAAAATACTAGGCGTAGTATGTTAAATGGTGAAAAAATATCTGACTGCAGACTATGTTATAAAAATGAAGAAGAAAATCTTTACAGTTATAGGCAAAGCACACTAGCAGAGAAAGATATGGGCGTTCATAGCCACATTGAACCCATTACTGAAGATGATATTGTAATAAAAACTGCACCTAATTATTACGACTTTAGATTTGGTAATTTATGTAATTTAAAATGTGTAATGTGTGGCCCACATTACAGCACAGAACATCAGTCAGAATTTGCAAAGTTTTATGATAGTATTAGTACACTTTCACATGGGGAAAAGCATAACGAACTATGTTTAATTGGTATAAATCCTGATACAGAATCAGGAAATGAGTGGATAGAAGCATTACCCATATACGGTGGCAATAAGTTGTATGAATGGGCAGAAAATATAGATGTATTTGATAAAATTATTGCTTCTGTAAATAAAGAATCTACCGACACAATTTACTTAACAGGTGGCGAACCTACTATTGTTGAAGGCAATTTTAAAATGCTGAAAGCATTAGTTGATAGTGGGCATTGTGAACATATTACAGTTATTATTAACACAAACTGCACGAATTTAAATGCTAATTTTTATAAAATATTATATAAATTTAAATCAGTATTATTAAATGTTAGTATAGACGGCACTGGCGACACGATAGAATATATACGTTATCCTTCAAAATGGAAACAAATAGATAAAAATTTAAACAAAATTGTTTCTGATGTAAATGAAAAACAATTAGAGAATTTTAAAATTTCTTTTGCATCAGTAATACAAATGCTCAATGCTTTTAATTTAGAAGAATTAGTGCAGTATTATTTAGATTTAAAAAGTAAATCCAACTATCCAAATAACATTACTATTGTTCCTACTGTTTTAGAAGGTCCACAATGGTATGATATAACAAATATTAATAGTTGGGTACGCCGTAAAATAAGCACTCAATTACAAACATACAAGGGTAAAGATGAATCACTGGACGCTTGGTTAGAGAGTGTACATAAGTGTTTGAATAACGCCGACCATCATGGACATTCACTAAATATTAATACAGCAATTGCTAAACATGTTTTCTATAAAAAATATAGAAAAATCGACAAATACAATAATTGGTTCTATGATATTATAGAACGTATAATATGACTCCAGAATTAGAAAAACTTATAAGTATCCTACCAAAAAAAAATAGACATGTCTATTGTCCTGTAGCATGGCATGAGCAAATGATAGAATCTAACGGTGCTATTAGATTATGTTGCCTTGCTGGAGAAACAATAAAAAATGATGATGGTACTGAAGCCAATGTAAATGTTAATTCCTTAGATGAAATATGGAATAATAGACACATGCAAGAAATTAGACAAAAAATGTTGAATGGAATACCATTGAAGATGTGTCTGCCCTGTTATCAACATGAAAAGAATAACGGGTATAGCAATAGGGAATATGAAATTGAGGAAATGACAAAAATCAAAAAAGATTTTCCTGTTGATATTATAGTAAAAGAAAAACCTGATTATTATGATGTAAGGTTTGGCAATTTATGCAATATGAAATGTATTACATGTGGCCCACAATATAGTTCAGAACATTACGAAGAATATATAAAAATATACAATGATATTAAAATAGAAACGAACAATAATAAAAAACAAATTGATTCTGAAATGACAAAATTAGGAGAATATTGCCACATAGGATTAGTTATGACTGCTGATGAAATGGATATTATAAGACAAAATAAAGGCAATTATGACTGGCCACAAAATGACAAAGTTTTTAATTCAATATTAGAACAAATAACTACATCAAATACTCAAAAATTGTATATAACTGGTGGTGAACCAACATTATCAGCTGCAAATTTAAAACTAATAACTGCGTTAGTAGATAATGGACAATCTAAAAATATTACATTATGGATGAATACTAACATGACAAATGTGAATGAAAATTTTTGGAATTTAGTAGCACAATTTAAACATGTAAGAGTAATGATGAGTATAGATGGTATCGGAGATACTTTTGATTATATTAGATATCCAGGACAATGGAAACAAATAGATAAAAATATTCATAAATTAATAAATTTTATTAATAATCTAGCACCACATAGTAGAGACCCAAAAGACCATCAAAAATTTGAACTTCAATTAGCACCAGTAATACAATTATTAAACTTATTAAACTTGGACGAAATTATCGAGTATTATGTTAAAATAATAGATCCTGCCCATTGTGCAATAACATTTTCTCCTAATGTTTTGCGTGGTCCCGATTATTACCGTATTACAAACGCAAACTATGACGTTAGACAAGAAGTAAATAATCGTCTTAAGGAAAAATGGGACGGATATGAATATTTCGGAACTCGGAAATTAGAACATATTCTACAAGTAATAGACAACACATTAACTTATAAAAACGAAGTAGATTCTTCTCTAATGAATGTTGTATATGAAAATCATAAAATGTATAAAAGATATAGAAAAATTGAACATTTAGACGATTGGTTTTATGCTACTATGAAACGTCTTATCTAAATATAAACAGGCGCAACGACGATATAATTTAATTATATTTGAGATAACTCTATGAGTGTCGCACTTAAATTAATCTCTGGATCAGCGGCCAATGTGTGATTAACTAATCCCTTGCGTATAATTAAGATTGCTTTATCCATTCCCTCAGGATTATTTGACCACAACTCCAAATTATCATACATCCAACGATACAGGTCGTCAATCTCATCTGGGCGTATTTGCTTACACAATAATTCACGTGCTTGCCTATACTGACCTTTTTTAACTAACTCTACCATATCAATTTTATAGTCACTAACACCAGCATCTTCACTATGCGGAGATACAAGTTTGCTTGTAGTGCTATTCATTTGTAATAAGTTAATACACTTACGCAAATCTGGATAAGTTGCTTTTACATAATTGTCTAATACATCAAGTTCAAACTCAACGCCTTCCTCCAACATTATGTGTGCTACTCTTGCAGTAAACTCTGTTGGATCAATCTTATCAATATGAAAGCCTTGACATCTACTGTGTAATGCTGGAATAACTTTTTGTGGATAGTTACAAGTTAAAATAAAACGTGCTGTGTCGTGATATGTTTCCATAACACCACGCAACGCCGCTTGTCCATTGGGAGACATATAATCTGCTTCATCAAGCAATACAATTTTAAAGTCACCAAATGGTAATGTGCTAACAAAGCCTGTTACTTTGTCTCTAATGCTATCTACAGAGTTTTCCCTACTAGCATTAATCTCTAGCACATCATATTGATCAATGTCAAGTGCTGTAATTAGTATTTTTGCCAATGTTGTTTTGCCAACACCAGCCGCGCCACTAAACAATAAATGTGGGATTGCCCCACTTTTAATCCAACCCTTAACTTGTTTTCGTTGACTTTCGTCACGAAATACATAAGAGTCTATGTCAGTTGGCCTGTAATGTTCAGTCCACAGTTTTTTCATTAGTACCTAAGAATTTGTCGATATGATCTTTGTAATTTTGGTAATAGTAGTCAAAGAGAAAGTTATAATCATCTGATATGTCATGTATTTTACTGCGCCGCAATATTTTTTTATTTTCTAAATCCAATACTACTGTAGCACTAATAAAATCTTTATCTCGTAATTTAGTCATCAATCCTACTTTCTCATCATAAACCATATTTTCCTTAATATAGCCTTTCTTTGACGTTTGACTAGGGTCTGCAGGCTTCCCTGCATATTGTATTACTAAAAATTTACCTTTCATTTGCTTATTATACTATTCATTTAGACATTTGTCAAACATTGTTTTATAATGATCTATTAAAGCATACGGTATATGCTTTTCATAATCGATGTCATGTTTCTGTGTATGACGATACTCCGTAAAACTATCTAATTCATCATAATCAAACACTGTATAGTCAGGTAACTTATATTTAATATCTTCTATTAATTCTAAATCTCTTTTATAAACTTTTACATATTGTTTAAGATTGTCTTCATTTATTGGCAACACAAAATTCTCTGTATCTATATCAGTAGTCTCTCTGCCTGCTTTAGTCCATTTGCCAAAAACTTTTTCTCCATCCATATCACGAAATCTATGCGTTACATTCCAGTTATGTAATTCACAAAACATATAACTCAAATATGAATTCCAAGGATTGCGATCTACAATATAAACATGATAATCTTTAAAATAATTTATAATTCTTGGAACATCACGTATTTGACCCGTATGAACTTTTAAACAGTAATGACGATTATCCTCTTTTCCTGTTTCTAAAAATTTAAATTTTTCTTCGTACTTTTCAGGTGTATCTTGTGTATTAAAATATTCACCTAGACGTAGATGTATACCTTCACTATTTTTCCATGCGTGTTGATATACTACGCCTGATCCTGTCCTAGGTCGAGATAGTACTTGATAAATCATTCATCATCAATTACTGTATTGGCACCAATACCATATTGATCATGTTCTGCAGGACGTTCATCACTAGTAAGTAAAACTTCTTCTGGGTCAACCATTCGTACAGTTTTTTCTTCACCATCAATTGTACGAATTTGTAATCCGCGTGTCCAACGACCGTGTTCAACAAGTACCCATTGGCCTGGTTCTACATCATGTTGTAATGGGCCAGTACGGTATACTTTCCCCCAACGTGGACGAATGCCACGTTCTATTGCATCATCATCTGGAATAACAATACCAGTCTTAGTAACTGTTTCACCAGTTTTTAATTCCTCTACAATAATTCTATCTTGGATTGCTCGTAGTTCACCATTCAATTGATATGTTGAAAATAATTTAACATTTTCAAATTCCATTCCGGACTCCTTATCCTAAATCGAGATTGTCTAATGCGCCTGTAACTGCTTTGGGCAATTTTGCTTCTGCTTCTTCTTTTTCCTCTTTTGCTTTTGTTTTTGCTTTCGCCGCCGCTTTTTTAATTTTCTTTTCTAAAGCAGATTGCGTTGCTTCATCAGCAGTAACAGTTGGATCTGCTGAAATCGCCGGTGTTGCTTGTGGTGTTTTCTTTGGCGTGGCGGATACTTCTGGTGCTGGTTGTTCTTCAACACTCATTGCTGGAGACACTGTTTCAGGTTGCCTTTCCTCATCGGGGATCATATCTTCAGAAATTGCGGCAACTGGTTGTGATTTTGCCACAGCATTTGGATTATTTGCATAATACTCTTGCACAACTTCTGCATTTGTTCTTATAACTTCTCCCCCCGGACCAATTTCATCACCACGGGCATTCACTGGATTATTTCCTACAGCAATTGAATCTTCGTGTTGTAAAAGCATTGATTCAATATCAATCATTTTACCTGCCGCAGTTCTATAAGTTTTTCTTCCTGTGTTATCTACCATCGTTTTTCCTCATATTATGTACATATATTATATTTATTTAAAGAATTCATCAGGTGATAAATTATATTTTATACTGTCAATCTTATGAATACCTAACAAATATAAAACATAACTTGCCACACTACTACCTCTGCCAACACCCCATACAATGTCATTTTCACGCATTGTGTCTACAAAATACTTTAAAAAACATAATGCATCAAAGAAATCTATCTTTTGATACTCTAATAACTCATGTCCTACACGTTGCAATTCTGCATCAGTTTGGCATAAACTTAACAAATACTCAGCAATGTCTAGTTCTTTATATTCCTGTGGCATATACCAGTTTTGCTGATATTGTTTGTCAAATTCCTCTACACTAACATTTGGCTCTACATATTGTTCAAGTTTTCCATTAGCCAAATATAAATTAGCAATTGCGTCATTAAATTTCTCAACATCAGTAATGTTAAGTTTAGTCAAGTCAACATCAGGATTACTGTATAAAACGTTGATTACTTCCTTTTCGCTTAATACGTAATCGCCAAATTTATTCATCATTTTTTATTAACATCAATTAACTCGTCATACTTCTCTTTTCCATCTTCCAAAGATTGTTGGTGTCTGCGGTTCATTTCTTCTTGGTATTCGTTTAATACTACAACCATTTGATTTATAGCACCGAACATACCAGCCTGGGATGCTTGCCTCATTTTAGTATTTAATTCATTTATTTTTCCAAGTAACTCATCATCAGAAAGTTCAGTTACGCCTGTTACTAATGGATTAAACATAATTATACTCCTGTGTGTCCAAAGCCACCTTTCCTGTCTGTTTTTTGTTCCGGAGGTGAATCTACCTCTCGCAATGCCATATATGTGTCTGTATGAAATTCAATTTGTGCTATCCTATCAAATTCCCACACTGTAAATGGTTTTTCACTTATATTATACAGCATAACAAAAGTTTCATGATAATAATCACTATCTACTACGCCTTCACAATTAGCAACAGTAATACCATTTTTCCACGCTAACCCACTACGTGGGTGTATGCGTATACTATAATCATCTGGTATATCAAAAATTATACCTGTTGGAATAAGATAACGCCAACGCGGCAATATATCAATATACTTTTCAGGTGCCCCAGGGACTCGATGCCAGGCTCGAACATTTTCTTGTGACGAATTGTTTGATGTGTCCATTGCTTTTACTGTGTCAGTATGAAAAAAAGAATGCACATCATAACAAGCAGAGTTTAAAGTTGCGCGGACTGGCTCTAGAACTCGTTCATCTATTTTATAATAATTTACACTAATTTGTGTTACCATCGACATTCTCCATTATCTAATTTAGATCTCCATTTTTCTTGCCATTCACTATTATGTTGTATATACCAACTTGGACGATGCAACTCTAAAAGATTAACTATTTCCATCTCTATTTTCATTGCTTCTAATTCCAACCACGCGGTACATTTATGATATTTTCCGCGCCAAGTTAGACCATGTCTATCTTGCATATAATGTACAGTTTCATGCACAACACTTGCAACATCATGAGTATCATCTAAATTCATACTTCTAGGAAGAATAATAGATCCCGTTAGCACTTCATAATATGCATATACTCCACTTTCTAATACACATTCTGCATATTTTTTTATATCATTTTCGTATTTGTGGTTGCACCACCTTTGTTGTATTTCTTCATGAGTGAGTAATATTACTTGCCAATTATGATCATATTGAATAGGGGTATCATAACGTTCTTCAAGATAACTTATCGTCGCCTCAATGATTTTATATAATTTTGGACCAGAACGTATGTCCCCCATGTCGGAACTTGCCATTAATGGCATTGCCCATAGAATTATTGCGAGTATATATTTCATAAAACAATTATACTACAGAATAGGGCAAATGTCAAGTAGTTAAAGTGCCCAGCACAGTCGCATCAGTCACTTTTTCCGATATTTTATCTATATTCTCTTTATCAGCGACCAATAACATGCCCCAACCACAATTGAACACGCATTCAAACTCATGTTTACTCATATTCATAGGAAAATTCTGAGTAGACGCGAATAATGCTGACCACCAATCTTTTAATTCAATATTAATATCGTAATTTAAATGATCTGGCAATATTCTAGGTAAATTACCGTGAATTCCACCTCCTGTAATATGAGCCGCGCCCTTGATAAGTGGTAAAATAGGTAAAATGTCGTAAGTATAAATGCGAGTAGGCTTTAGAATGTTTATATGGTAAATTCCACCATATAATTGACGTAATAAACTGTATCCATTGCTATGTGGACCACTACTAGGGATACCAATGATAACATCACCCTCTTTCATCAAATCTTTTTTGGGTAATTCATCTACAACTACACCCATACAAAACCCAGCAAGATCAAATTTGCTGTTTTCATACACACCAGGCATTTCAGCGGTCTCACCACCAACTAACTCACATCCTGCTAACTCACATCCTGTTTGTATACCAGATAATATCTCTTTACTTTTCTCTACGTCAAGACTACCCGTTGCGTAATAGTCTAAAAATGAATGAGGTTTAGCGCCGTGACACAAAATATCGTTGGCGCACATAGCAACTAAATCAATACCAATTGTATCAAATACATTTAAGTATTCTGCTACTAGTATTTTTGTTCCTACGCCATCTGTGCTGAGGACTATTTTAGTGTCGCCGAGATTTATAACGGCTCCATAGTCAGAAAAGCCAAGTTGTTTAATTAATTGGTCTGCTTTCGCAATATCTACACCGGCGTCTTTGTAGGCGTCGGTCATAATTAAATCCTATAATTATATATCGGATAAAAATCCTATTAATTTATCTTGCGGAACATGTTTGAGCAACTCATCTATTGAAGTATAATCTCCATTAGCAACATCTTCAGCAAACTGTTTTGCTACTTTTTCAAGTAACTCCAATGGATGCCCGTCTATACCGTCATCCTGGCCAAGGTGTGGCTCCACAATTTCTGTTATTGTCGAGACACCTGCTAGTTCTTGAAGTTTTGTTAACTCCGCACTTTCCCACCATTTCTTTTTCTCAGGTTTGGCTTTCTTGTCCCAAAGATCTTGGGCTTCCTGATCTTGTCTCTTTTTATTAGCCCAAAATTCTGCATTAGTAAATGGTTTTGTTTCTCGTTTGCCGCTTCCTTCAATTGAAGGAGGGCATTTTACACCTGTTCCAGGCCCACAGCCTTCTTCATTAACGGAGCCTGCTAGTTCTCGAAGTTTTGTCAACTCCACACTTTCCCCATATGCTTTCTTTATTTTTTCCATTCCTTTAAACTGTTTTAGTAATCGTGGATCAGGATCTTTATGTTTATATTTTGGGATTTCCATGCCTTTAAATCGTGGATCAGGTTTTTTATATAAATGTATTGGGTTTTCCATACCATCCCATTTATGTATGCCACCTTCTTTTGGCCATGGTTTCTTTTGCCCGGGTAATGGTACTGCTGGCTCATACTCTGGCCATGGTTTCTTCCCACCTTCTGGACCAGGCCTTATTGGGCGCAAGTCCTTTCCACCTTCTGGACTAGGAGCGTGTCCGATGATACCAGTCGACCGTGGCGGCATTATTGGATTGCCAGCATCGTCACACGCAATTGTTGGAGGGTTAGTCATTACTACGGTACCTGGATTTACTCGAGTACTGCATCTATACCCTGGATCGGTATCTGCTGCCATTCTCCGGAGTTCTTCTTCAGTAGGTTCCTTACCCCATTCATTCAATTTTATAAAGTCAGTTGCTTTCATAATTATATTCCAGCTAATTCAAGAATTTTATTTAATTCTACACTTTCCATTTTAATATCATCAGGATTAGTAGTTGGCTCTTTACCTATGCCTTCTGGAACTCCACGAGGATAATCTTGTAAAAAACGTTTTAGTGCTTTTATGTATCCCTGTGGAGATATATCTCTGATGTCACCGCTTTTTGGCCACTCACCTGCGGCCGCTAAATATGGCCATAACCTGGAAATACCACCAGTTAGATCTGGTGCAGAACTGTTTTTAAGATTCCATGTAAACCACTGTTTTAGCTCTTCATTCCCATCCCATAATCCTGGTATAGCTTCTGCTTCTCGATCAGTCCAATGTGGTTCTAAAGATTTACCATCATATGATGTTCTCATATAAGTTGCAAGCAAGCTGTTAAATACTTTCCCCCATTCTTTAGGATCACGAGTTTCAGCATTCCAATCAACTTTCATCGCTTTAAAATGTGGTTCCAACATACTCATCCAAAGGCCACCTGGGAAATGGTATTCCATAGCTGCACGGAGACCTGGATTAATTTTTTCGTCAAATAATCCTGGTGTTGATTTTTCTTCCTCATCATAATAAGCTTTAACCTTTTCGGGAGGATATTCTTCGCCAGTAATTTGAATTGGTACTACTGGGCCTAACTCCGACGGAGGTGGCTCAACATCTGGTCCTACCCAATCTGGTACTACTTCATCTTCTTCTTGATCAGATGATGTAGGTGGTAAGTTGGATACTATGGCGTCTGGTGGAAGTGGAGGGGATAAGATCTTATTTTCGTCTTCAGGCTCAGTATCCGGCTGTGGAGTCGGCTCTAAAGTAGCAGGTTCTTCTTCCTCGCCATCAACAGCACCATCTGCTTTTTGCATTTCATCCCATGCCCTAGCCTGTGCGGCTTCTCTTTTAGACTTTTCAGTGTTCATTATTTGCTGACTTTGTTTGTCTGGTATGGCATGTGTTGCATCTCTATATGCTTTTGCTTTTTGTGCAACTGTCATTTCACTGCCTTCCGCTTCCGCTTCACGTGCCGCTTCTTCTTCAGCTGCTTTTGCATCTTTCTCAGCCCATACTTTTGGGTAGAGTTTTCTATCTTCTTCTTCAGTTCGTTCTAAAAGCGAAAATTCAAAAAATTTCATAATTTTATCCTATTAATTAGCTCACTGCGTAATATGGAACTACAAATGCTGACCCACCAACTTCAATCTTCATATATCCTGTTGGTTGTGCTGGCAATGCAGATGCACTACCTGCTGAACCAACTGTTGTTTGTGTTGGGACATTAAAATCAACTGTACCTGTACCATTTGGATCTAATTTGAGATCTTGGTTAGTAGTTGAAGTTGAAATTGTTGCTGTTGTGCCTGCCAAGTCTACAGTACCTGTGCCATGTGGTGCTAGTGACAAGTTTGTATTAGTTGCTGGTGTGCTAAGAGTTGTAACTGTTGCTTCAGTACTAATAATAACCTTACCTGTACCATTTGGATTAATATTAAGATCTGTATTTGTGCCTGTTGTAGTAATTGTTCTGTTAGTGCCACCAATTAATATACTACCAGTTCCATCTGGACCAATAGTTAAATTACCATTACTTGCTGGAGTTCCAATTGTTGTTACTTCCAATGTATTAGCAGTCGCTACAATAACTTTACCTGTGCCATTTGGATCTAAATTAATATGTCCATTTGTATCAGTTGAAATAATAGTATTGCCATCAACATTAATATTATCCACAGTTAAAGTAGTTAAACCTGCTACTGCTGTGTCTAAATTAACAGTAATTGTATCTGCTGAACTTGAAACTGTACTAACGTTTGTACCACCAAGAATTCTTAAAGTGTTACCGTTTACAATTGTTTCACTTGAACCACTATCAGCGGCCAATGGAATATTAGCAATAGTACCACTTGCAATTACAGTATCAACATATTGTTTTGTTGTAAGTGAGTTTGTGCCATGTCCTGCGCGGTCTTTATAACCTGCTGGAACTGTTACTGTACCTGTTCCTGCTGGAGCAAGTGCTAATGCCTGGTTTGAGGCAGATGTTGAAATAGTTGCTGTTGTGCCAGGTAAATCAATTGTACCTGTGCCGTTTGGTGCTAATGTTAAATTACCATTTGTATTTGTTGTAGCAATTGTATTAGCATCAAAACTTAAATTGTCTGTAGTAACTTTACCTGTACCATTTGGTGTAAGTGTAATGTCACCATTAGTGTTAGTTGAACTAATAACGTTAGCATTAAGTTGTAAATTACCTAAACTAGCATCACTTTGTGTTTTATCTTCTACTAGTATACTTGTGCCACCATCTACTGAACTAAAATCGTAAATGTATGTTCCAGTTGCTGGGAAAGTAATTACTTGTGAAGCAATCCCTTGGACAGTAGTTACACCTAATGAAACAGCCGCTGGCAAGGTTAGCGTATGTGCTACATTAGCAATTGTTACTATAAAACGCATTCTGCCACCTTGTCCTGACGCTGGCCAGTTACTAAATGCTAATGTGCCACTTGCATTTAGTGTAGCAGTATGGATTATTGCTGTTGCGTGGTCTAATGTTAGTGTACCACCAACTGCGCCTAATGCATTTACTACATCGGCGTTATTTTTCATTAATGCTTCACTAATTACACCAGTGAAGTTAAAGTCGTTTGTCGCACTTAACGTAACTGAAGTCGTTTGTAACGCTTCAATTTCCGTCTTTGCTGACGTAAAATTTGTTTTTATATTTGTAAAATTGTCTCTAAATCCTTGGCTGTCATTGTCTTGTCCAGCTACTGGATATGTTCCGTCAATATTACTAGGGTTTATTGAACTTGCCATTTATTCATATACTCCTGTCTGTGGGAATTTCAAGTATTTATCGTTTTCTCCAACTTTTGAATACGTTCGCGGTGCGTAATTCTTAAGAATCACATAGTATTTAACAGTATTCGTGGGCGCAACAGTGAAAGTTAAACTTGTGCCAATTGCTACATAATCTTTAACTGGAGTAAGTTCTACTTTTGTTGTTCCATTAACAATGCTAATTTCAGCAGATCTCTCTACATGATGGTCTAATGTGTAAGCCTTTGTAGAACCGTCTCCTGTAATTGTTTGCATTGTATCAATAAATTTCATCTCTTTATTGTCAAATGTAGTGGCAGAAACTGCACTAAAAGTAGTTTCTTTTCTAGGTGCATAGCGTCCTGTTGTGATATTAAACGATTGTGTTAAATCAGTATCCCACTCATATCTGTCTACTTCAAATAAAAATTTATTTGGATTAAATTTAGATCGTTTAATTAAAAATTTAATGCGCTCTGCATTACCTGGTTTTACATACACTAATGGTACTGCTAATTTATGTTGTAAAATACTTCCATCTGCCTGTTCAGTTGACATCCAACTAGGCAATGATTTTGCTTCACTTACTACTTCACCAACATTTGTTTCCAAAGTTGCTCTCATATTTTTAAAACTATTTGGATAGATATCATACGCTTTGTCCCAAGTTGTCATATCAACTGTATAATCTGGCAAACCTGGACCATCAGTCATACTTGCACGTATTGTTCCACTAGATGCAAATATTGGAGCGAAATCATGTGTGCTACTTGTGTTTAAATCTAGTAAAGTATCTGTTGAAGAACTAATTTCTTCGATTTCATAATATATAACTTCATATTCTACTTTACCCGCTACATAAGATCGCGCACTTTTAAGGTCACCAAAACGTAATTGTTTGGTATAATGGTATTTTTCCATTACTGTCATATAATCTTTAACATATTTTGGATTTAATCCAGATTTGACAAGTATTTTAATGTCACGTTGCAATCCAAAACGCTCATCATTTTTTCTATATAATGATTCTTGATCAAATGTATTAAAATCTGATGTGAAATCCTCCCAATTTGATCGGTCTGCTAAACTAGGTTTAGCAATACAAAATAAATTTTGCCATGGTTTAAATGCCAATGATCTAACTGTAATTGAGTAATCTTTAAAAGAACTTATACCTAATCCGCCAGCAATGTCACCACGACCAATTGCACCAGAGCCACCACCACCAGTAAAAGTAATAGTCGGTTCATGTGTATAACCATCTCCTCCTGCTGTTACAGTAATTGAATTAACAGCACCGCCAGATACGGTACAAGTTGCTGTTGCTTGCCCACCACCGCCACCAGTAATAGTTACAGTAGGTGCTGACGTATAACCTGTTCCGCCATTTAGTACAGCAATACTTGTCAATGGACCAATTGTGCTATATGCTTCTACAGTAAATTCATACTTACTATCCCATGTTGTAATAGAAGTACTGACGTCTGTATCTGTAAAAGTTGTTGTTGCTTGATCAAACATTGTATTATTACGAAAAGTGGTTCTTCCTATAATTGAACCATCTTGTGATATCGTAAGTCCTTGTGGAAGTTCACCAGCATCTTTAGATCTTTTCATTCTAATAAAAAGTAATGATCCATCAGGCGCCGTTGCATTAATTTTTAACTTACAAAGTTTGCCTGCGTCTATTGTTCCTAAACTCGTAGCCATAATTAACTCCAAGTAACCTCAGTATCAGCTTCACCACGAACAGTTAAAATATACTCAATCCACTCTCCATATATTGTTATACTTTTAGCAGGACTATAATCATTATCATTAAACGTATTTTTAGGTCTTAATTTAAATGTATATGCTGTAGAAGATGCTGTTGTACTTGGTACTTCACCATATATAAGACATGATCCTACTTTATCTGTAGCATCAGTTTCATATGTTCCATTAAAAGTAGTTCCTTGTGGTAAATTGCCACTTTGCTCAAAAGCAATTTGTGGTAAATCTTCTAATGTTTTCCCTTGAAATAATTCTATGTAATAATTACTATGTCTTAGTATACCAAGAGACCCTGCTGCCTTTACCATATATGGTCTAGCAAAAACATAATTGTCAGCAGTCCACATTGTGCTAGTACTATCACATTTAATATTATCACCAAATGCATCTGCCTCTGTGTCTACCGTAGCATCACCAATAGCATGTACCCTGTAACTAAATTGCCTGTCAACATTTACATTACCATCAGTAACGCGAACGTTAAAGTTAAAATCTTTTGATAATGAAACTTTATCAATTCGTCCAGTTATTACACCGGCCGTACTCATCGTTAACCCTGCTGGTAAACTACCTGATTGTATACTATAAGTTAATGTGTCTAAATCTGAGTCAGTCGCGGATAGTGTTGTTGTAACTTCTTGTCCATCATGAACATCTGCTAGTTTTCCAGCCGTAGTAGACCAAACTGGTGAGTCAGGTCCTTCAACAGTTAAACTAAAAGTTCTATCTGCTATTAAATTTTCCGCATCTGTTATTCTAACAACAAAAGTGCTTGTAATATTTTCACTAACTTCATAAGGAACACCTTTTAATAAACTACGCTGTGTGGGTATCCCATCAACAAGTCCAGTATGTGCTAACGCCACGCCACCAGGTAACTTACCGGCAATTAACGTAAATGTTAATCCAGTATTATTACTTCCCTTATCAGGATCTCGTCCAGTTAACTGGAACGAATAAAACTCCATTTCTGGTATTGTACCGAGATCTCCAGCATCTGTAACCCAGTATGGTGCGCCCATTTATTTTACCAAGATGCTATTGCTACTCTGCGCCAAATTGCTGTTGTGCCATCATATGCCGCTGTACAAATATAAAAATGTGTTGCGTTATATGCTGTTTTTCCTGCGTAATCGCCGGCGGCACCTACGTTTGTCGCTGGGACCGTTACTGCTGTTGTACCATCTGATTGCAACATGTATAACTCTAAAAAGTTATCATTTACTTTATCAAATGCCGTGCGTAGCGGATCACCTGTACCGTCATTAGCAGTACTGCCAATTCCAATTGCTTGTCTAGCCATTATTTTCTCCAAATAATTGTATTATTAAGTATTTATACTATATTATTGATCACTAAATACCCAGATGAGTATTATGGGCCTATTAACTTCATTTCAAATACAAAAAGGTTTACCTTCAGTAAAAAAAGGTCTTGATCATGTCCATTGTTATAAACCAAGTAGAACAATATCAATTGACCCGCTTGGTTATTGCCGTTTATGTTCGTGCGGTTCTTTCTTACCATTTGATGTTGGTAATATACTAGATTTAAGTTCATTTGACGAAATATGGGAAACACCGCAAACCAAGGAAATATTAAAAACTATTGAAAGAAGAACATATGATTATTGTGATACAGAAAGTTGTGGTCTAAGCAGGATGTCAAAATCAGAACCAAATTGGGGTGGCGTGAACCTATATCCTTTAGTAAATTTTAAAGAAATACATATATTATTAGGAATAGATGATAGTTGTAACTTACAATGCCCTAGCTGTAGATTAGAAAAAAGAGATTATAATAAACCAAAAACTGAACTAGAAAAAATTCAGTTTGCAACAATTATAAAATTAAATAATCATATAACATCACTTATTAACAATTATAATAAAGAAGCATTTATAACAGTTGGTTCGTCAGGAGATGCATTTTATAGTTTAGCAACAGTTAATATGATTACTAATTTAAAATATAACCCATTACATAGGTATCTATTTAAAACAAACGGTTTAAGTATGCGAGCGGTATTACCAAAAGTAAAAATATTACCATCAATTGACAGAATTGATATTAGCATTGATGGAGCAACTAAAGAAACACATGAAAAGTTACGTGTAGGGAGTAATTGGGGGAAACTAATTGATAATATTAAATGGTTAATCAACTTACCTAATAGACCTAGAGTGGAGGCAAATTTTACAGTACAAAATGATAACTTTAAGGAAATTCCTTTATTTAAAGAAATAATGGAAGACGAATTAGGAATAGACGGGGTAACATATACATTATATCAACAATGGCCACACATAACTAATGAAATATATAAGAAAAATGCTGTACATCTAGAGAATCACATAAATTATCAAGAATACCTTAATTTAATTACAGAATTTAGTAAGAAAATTAGCACTAATCAAATGTTGATTCTTAATCCTCTTGCGTAGTGTCTTTATAATTATTAATATGTCCGCACCAAGGACAATACCAATCTTTTTCTTTAAAGAATTTTTCCTTGCCGGATTCTGTAGCGATAGACCACCATGCTGAACATTCTTGACATGAGAAATGTACTAATAATTCGGTAGAAAACATTACGCTATTACTACGCTATTACTTCCTATAATTGCCCAACCTGTTGATGTGTATAATAATGTAACAGTGTCACCAACAGCATTCATTGTAATAGTTGTACCACCGTGTAGAGCAGTGGGTGTAATAACAGCATTATTACCAGCAGTAAGCATTATTACAACTTTAAGTTGACCAATGCTACCATTAGCAAGTGTGAGTGCTAATACTCCACCAGCTGAGTTTACTGTAGTAACTGCTGTTGTTAAATTAATTGCTCCTGAAGCTGTTAATGCTTGTGGTGTGGAATCAAACGCCAACCAAGTAGGCATATTATTCATAAAATTAGCGACACTAACTTTTTTATTTACTGGAGTGCCTGCTGGATCATCTATAACGTGCAATAAATCTTCTGCCGCTATGCCTGTGCTCAAATCTGTTAGTTGAGTTATTTTCTTGTTTGCCATTTTTATTTAATCTCCAAATACTATTTATGTTGGTATTGTAACTATTTCAGTGCAAGCAACTGTAGGTAGTGTAAAGCTCCCAGCATTTGAAAATATATAGATATTCAAGTCACCAGTTAAGGCAAGTGTTTGTGCGTTGCCATTTGCATAGGTATCACTAGAATTCCCATACCACTGAGTATTATCACCTGTTTTCCCTGCTCGAGCAGCTGCCAAACTTGGAAACATCATTATTCGACCAGAGTTAGTTGCTATTCTATCAAATGTATAATAAAGGTCTGTATAATTTCCAGTCCCACTCCGGCCATCCCGGAATGTAAAGGCGGCATTGCCTGGAGAGTATATAGCAATTCTACTGGCGTATTGTGTGCCAGGACCACGCAACAGCATATATGCGGCCGCATCCCAACCAGAGTTAGTGTTACCAATATTAGTGCCAACAAAAGGTGAGTTAGCCTTTTGCCAACCCATAATTACTGTATCATCCTCTACCCAGCCTGTGCCATTTGGAGCAGGACCACTGCTTGCCGCTCCTCCCATATCCTCTAGTAGACCCCAAAAATCTGGATAAACAATCAATCGTTTACCAACTGGCACAGTGCTATCTAGTTTAACCATTTCAGCTTGGTGGAGAATGCCATCATTACCATAATTCAAAACATTTGTAAAACTTGGTGCAAAGTTAGATGAACCAACCTCCACATCACCACCACCAAAAAAGTTATCTGATAGATCAGTAGTATCAGTTCCTATTCCATGGGCCAGATATATTGCATTACCGTCACCATCAGTATCTTTAGTAGCAATAACTCGGTTATTAGTATGGTCATGTAAGTCTATCTTATTAGTACTTGAGTGATATCTTAATTGTATCTGAGTAACGCCTTTATTAGGATCACTCCATCCAGTAGAAGCATCTACATAATCAGTATTGGATGTGTTAAATGTCATATTGTGAAGATTATTGATCCGTTCTGCATTATTCATTCTAAACCCCCAATCCCAAAAAGACACAGTGGTTTCAACATTAGTTAGACCACTTACAGAATTAGATGACTTCCATCCACCATTGAAAACTTGTTGCCCCGAATTAGGAGTTGTCCATCTCATATAGTTGCCGGGTACTAATCCTTGCCGATGTCGCACAACTGTATCAGTTTTTAGAGCAGTATTAGGTGTAGGTCTATCAAGCCTCCAATTGCCCCAAGGCTGTGGAAAGTTTGTTGGTGTATGTTTATATTCCCAACCGTAATATCTCAACATAGTAGTACCATCAAGAGTTTTATTATTACCAGAAATAGAAATACGAATCGCATTACCATCTTCAGCAACATTTGCTGTGGTAATAAGAGTTTCTACACCAGTGGTATGTATATCGTACAACCTAAGTTTATTGTCGCCCTTAGTATATCTCAAAGCAAGCCATTTAGCATTACAAGTATAACCACTAGCATAATTAGTAGCAATATCAAAACCAACAACCTCGCCTACGCCAGCTCTTACTTTGGTACCATCAAGTGAAAAAGACTTGGTCCAAGTAGTATCACCAGCATCTCTCAAACCAACATAAGTATTACCAGACCCACCTTGATTCTCTTGGAAAATAAGTTCTTGCCCAGGATACATCTTCTCACCCCAAATCAATCGAGAACTACCGGGCAAATCTGCAGATGTGTATCTCTGTCTAGGTTTGTATATGGATTCTGGGTGATAATACCATGCAGCTGCAAACGGTTCAAATGTCCAATTGTGTATCGTATAATTATTAAACTGACTAATAGTAGCAGAAAAGAACATATGCAAAAATACAGTACTACCATCAAAGTTAGAATCTTTAGTAAATAACACCTCTTCATTATCTTCATCATACAAGTCAAAAGAATTATCCAAATGATATCTAAAAGATACTTTACCTCCACCCATAATATCTGTAAAATCATTTGAACCACTAGAGTCATCCCACCGAGTTGCTTTTGTATTAACAGTAAAACCTGATTTTTCATAAAATCTTTCAGTTGATGCACATTGTAATACCGCAGTAGATTCATTTTCAACATTAACTTGCCCTGTTGAGGTACCACTATAATTAAAACCTAAAAAATGGCCCAACCAGGACGCTGGTGTAGTGGTAACCATCTTTTCACCAGGATGTAATCCAACATTATGTTTTATAACTGTATCTTGTAAACCACCATCACGCCAAGTTGTATCAGCACCAGCATTAGCTTGAGCAATAATATTCCACGTTTGTTCTCTATCTGTAAAAGTAGGCAACACTCCATTAGTTGGAAGAGCACAAGATATAATTACAGGGTTACCATCTTCAGCGACTGATGCTGTAGTGATAAGATTCCAATAGTCACCAGTTACTTCCCATAACTTTAATTTGTTTGTATCGTAATCATATTGTAAAACTAACTTTGAGCTACCTTGAGTGAGGGAGTAATCAGCAGTATGGTCAAAACCCTTACTATGATAATCACCAGTACCATGATTTAATTGGGCATTGGCTCGTGAAAGCATTTTGGTCCAAAGGGCTCTTGCGCCCGCATTCGCGGGTGTATATGAAGTTGAACCGCCCCATATACCAAAATAGTTTGCCACACTGTTTGTACTGTGGTCAAAAGTAAACTCACGTCCTCTCTTTAGTGTTATTCCAAAGTAATATGGATTGCTCGTTCCTGGCGGCTGTGTTCCTGAAACTTGAGAACCTGCCGTAGAACTACCTGTGCCTGGACTTGCATATGTTTGATACCAATTTGGCAAACCTATGGTTGCTTCTGTACCATTTACCATTTTAGTTGCATCAATTGTTACTGTTGATGAATCATTTAATGTCAAAACTAAATTAGTACCAGATACAGCACCACTTGTAACAGGATTTCCTGTTCCGCCAACACTTCTAGCATCAATATCTGTAATTGTGCCGTCTGCGTGAGTTAAAATAATTGTGTCACTACCACTTTCTAAAATAAATGTATTACTCGACTCATCTAATATATTACTTGCTGTGCCATCAGTGCCTTTTTCAATACCAATACAAAGATTACCAATAGTTCCAGATTCAAGTGGAGATAATGCTCTAACAAGACCAGTACCAAGAATTTCATTAAGTGCTGTAACAACACTTGCTTCAGAAGTATGACCTCCTACTTGCTCATCACTACCTGATATTTTTCGATCTGAATCAAAAGAGCGTGTCCAAAAATCTGTATGCGTAATATTTTTTAATTCAAAAAAGTCTGATCCGCGGGAATCTGTTTCAACCAAATTTTTAATATTAATAGTACCATTACCATTGCCAATAGCAAGACATTCACCAAGTGGTTGTCTTCCTACTCGCCTGGCGGCTCTACCAAATACAACTTTGGTGTCATTTTTAGTTCGTCTTATAATATATCTTGCCATAACTTATCCTGCTACAATTATTAATATACTACTGTCTGTTATAGATGCGGCATTTGTACAATTTACTTCTATTTCTCCATATCCTCTTTGTGATGAGGCATCACCAACATATAATGGAAAGGCAAATGTTTTATTATACAATATTCCTGCACCATCATGTAATATATGGTTAGGTGCTTCCTGTTGAAATGTGTAATCAACTGTAGACTCGTCTGATTCTAGTGCAGTATAATTTAATCTTAATCCTAGTACAGCATTATTAGCAACAGGGGTTGCTTTTATTTTAACACGTAGCATAATATTACAAGAAGTTGGTAATTGATCAAGTCTAAGCCTACTAGTACTTGTATCCCACAATCTTGTTACACCTGCTGGATTAAATGATGTTTTGGATGAGGAACTCCCGCCATTACAGGTTATTTTAGTCCAAGTATCTTCAACAAGCGTGATAGGAGAGCTAACAAGTGCATTATCATTACGATATTCCCAACCTTCTAATCCTCTGGGTTTATGATCTCTGAGTTTAGCCATAAGTTCTCCATGTGGCGCCATTATATACAATGCCAACTGAGTCGTTATTTACTGTTACTAATAAATCACTTGCCGCTCCCATAATGGTTTTACCATTACGAGCAAGTGTTAAATTATTTGTTGCAAATGCTCCACCGGCATCTATAAAGAAAATAGCATCACCTGCGTTTGGAGCTGCTGGTAATGTACACGTTACTGCGGCGGATGAAGTGTCTACAGCATATCTGCCACCTGCAACAACTGTTGTGGCTGATGTTATAACAGCAAATCCTGCTTCACCCGTTGCTATAGATCTTACTTCAATATTATTCGTGCCTGTTGGAGGGGGAGCAGTAAATGTTATAACTTGCCCACTAATACTATAAGCACCTACAGGTCTCTGCACAAGGCCACCAATACTAATAATGCAGTTGGTATTAGTAATACCAGTTGCTGAAGCAGTAAAGGCAGTCTGTACACCATTGCCACTAAAACTTTGTGTTGATATTGCTACACCGCCGCCACCTAATACTTGAGCAACATTCTTCCATTTACTTGTACTTGAGTCATATCGTAATGTTTCATTATTTGCTACACTTGCAATAGTAACGTCATTTAATGTATTAATACTTGATGCGGCAATACGAGCATCTGCTCTTGCATCTGCTCTAGCATTAGTATAATATAAATTAGTATTTTCTGGAACAATACTACTGTCTAATACTACATCAACCCAAGCACTACCATTATGTCTTAAAATATCACCACTTGCGGCAGAAGTAATAGTAGTATCTGTTAATTCAGCAATAGAATCTATGTCATCTGCAATCTGAAATCGACTATTGCCTGCATGATATTTTAAAATTTTATTTGCGGCAACACCTGTTATATCAACATTACTTAATGCACCAATACTTGCGGCTGTTATACGTGCATCTGCTCTTGCATTTGTATAATATAAATTGGTGCTTTCTGCTACTGCGGCAGTATTGAGTGTTTGGAAGGATTTGTCACCTCTCCAATATTGTGCTGTAGAGCCTGCTGTAATTGTTGGCTCTTTGCCTGCTAATGCAGTTGTTATTGTCCCTGCATAACTAGCATCATCAGAAATTGCGGCAGCTAATTCATTTAATGTATTCAATGCGCCAGGGGCACCATCAACTAAGGCATTAATCTGTAATGTAACTCTAGCATCTGCTCTTGCATCTGTGTAATATAAGTTAGTTCCTTCATTAACATTAGTTGTAGATAAGGTAGTGTTTACAAATTTAGTACCATTATGTCTTAATACTTCACCTGTAGCAGGTGATGCAACTGTAACATCATTTAAATCTGTTAAATTAGATGCATAAACTAATGATGATGGTTGAAACTTACCAGTTGTACTATTGTATGCTAATACTTTACCATTTGATACACCGGTGGTATCTACATTTGATAGTTGGTTAATATCTAAGTTATATGCTTCTGTAAAATTATCATTAACTTTATCAAATGCGGCTCTCAGCGTGTCGCCAGTGCCATCATTTGCTAACGCACCAATGTTGATTACTTGTTTTGCCATACTCATATTTATTAAGAAATAGTTTATATACTAAACCACGTACTTTAAGATCTATACAATTTACCTTAAATAAATAAAGAACGGGAGCTTTTTATGTTGTTACGCACCATCACTAATTCGATTATCGGAGCAAGTTTGTTATTTTTTGGTTCCGTATCTAATGCTGGCGATACTAAGGGAACTACTTGGTCCTGGGCAGCCAATACTAACGTAACTTCACAATATACTCAAACAACTGAACAATTAGTACCACAAGTAATTCCTAGTGTAGTAATAATAACAGCAATGAATGTTGAAGAACCTGCACCAAGTACCATAACAGAACCTCCACCTAGACCAGAAGAAGAAGCTCCTAAAGATAATAACTCAGTAGAAGATTTTCTAGAAGAAGGATCACTTAAATTTGTACAAATAGACAATCATTTAGCACCTATAGGGCAAGGAACTGGATTTTTTGTTGGTAAAAATCTTATTTTAACAAATCACCACGTTATTGAAAAAGGCATGCAGGATGAATATATTATTCAATTATGGTCACATAGATATAAATGGTATAAAGCAAGAGTTATAGCAGCTGATGAAAAAACAGATCTTGCCATACTAGAAATTACTAATCCTGATAAAAATTCTAATGCGATTAAACCATTAAAATTTGCTGATATTGATAGTTGGACACTAGGTGAAAAACTATTTGCTATTGGACACCCACATGGTTTATATTGGACAGTAACTGAAGGCGTATTAAGCCATCCACATAGACGTATTTCTACCCCATGGCAATGGTTAATCCAAACTGATACTTCAGTAAATCCAGGCAACAGCGGTGGTCCGTTGTTTAATATGCGTGGAGAAGTTGTTGGTGTTAATGTATTATTACTTGGTAGAACAGAAGAAGGCAATCCTGTAGATTCAGGTCTTAATTTCGCAGTTAGAAGTGATTTAGCGGCACATGTTACTGAAGAATTACGTGTACATAAACGTGTAAGACGGCCACGCATTGGTATGTCTGTAAGAAACAGATCAGGTGATGATCTAGGTATTATTGTTGATGAATTATCAGAAGATTCTCCAGCAAGTCGTTCAGATTTACTACCAGAAGACATTATTACACATGTTGATGGAGAGGAAATTAATACAACATATGACTTTTTTGTTTGGTTTACTAATAAAATGCCAGGTGATAAAATTATATTCAAAGTAGAACGCACAACTGAAAACATAGACGGCCCACAAGCATTTTCATTAAATATTACTGTACTATTAGAAGAATTACAAGAAGAATAATTTTATAGGATTTTACTATGAATCCTACTGGCAGAGAATATCAAGGACAATATAATGAAGATGAAGAAGAGCATGGCATTGGTGTCTACAAAACACTCCCTTATTTTAATCCAAAAACAAAATTATATGAAGCAGGACATACTTACGCCGGTCAATTTAATCACAATAAAGTAGAAGGAGTTGGTGTAAAAGTATATAATGTTTTTAATAGTGAAAACGAAATATATTGTGGTGAATATAAAAATAATGAACGCAATGGTATAGGATATACTAAATTCGTAACTGGCGGAGTGTTCATAGGAGAACACAAAAATCACATTATTGATGGATTTGGTGTTTTTATTACTTGGGAAGGATTAAAATTTATTGGGCATTGCTATAATTCTGGCACTACATCAAATGGAAAATGGTACGACAAAAACGATAATGAAATAGATATAATAAAATTAGGCTACACTCCTACCGGATGTAAATATAGTAAAGATACTAAAATATGGCCAACTGGTGCAAAATATACAGGCACAATGCGTAAGGGTAAGCCACATGGATTAGGTACTAAAATTTGGGAAAATGGAACTACATATACTGGATTTTGGCAAAATGGTAAGCAAGAAGGACAGGGCACTATGACTTATCAATATGGTGACACGTACGTCGGTGAATGGAAGACTGGTTACAAGCATGGTCAAGGCACATATACAAGTACTGATGGCAGAACATTTATCGGAGAATTTAAAAATAATCATGAATGGAATGGCAATATATACCGCAAATAGAAGAATAATTTTATGACAAGCCATGTTGGCAATGCTCTGACTATAGACAGAGAAAAATTAAAATATACAATTTTTTATTATCCTGGCACTGGTGGGCATATAATAGGTTGGCTATTGGGGTTAGCATATGATCACAGGCTACTTCAAACAGCATTAGATTGTTTCCCAGCAGAATTAAAAAATAATCCCCGTTCAATTCGTAATAAAAATCACATAGTTCAGTCAGGATGGTGTCTTCACGAAAATGTTCAACAACTTAACCCATATATTAAATTAATATTCCTTGGCCCTACGGCTGATTACAAATATTGGCCAATAAGAGGAATAAAAACAGAATTATCATATGGACCAGAAATACCATGGCCTCCTGCTAGAAATGATTTAAAATCAATAAACAAAATTGTTGAATTATTTAACGCACATACTAAAAGTATTTTCTTATTAATGTCACCTAGTGCAAGAATGAGAGCCTGTTATGAAAAGGGAGTAAGACCTTGGAGAACGTATGATACACCTACACTAAAAAGTGTAAAACAAGAAATGAAAATTAATAAATTATCACAAGAAGATATACTTGCCAAAATTCCAATAAATTATTGTTTTAATTTTAACGATATATATAATAATAAGTATATTAAAGCAATAGAATCAATAATAGATCATCCATTAACTGATGCTCATATAGAAGCAATAGAAACACTAGTTAATAGATACATCAATATAACTCCACCCAAGTTACAAAAAATAATCGATGATGAGAATAAACTGTCATAGCGACTTTCAACCATTAAAAGAAATTATAGTAGGACGTTCTTACGATCAAAGATCATTTGATTTTATTAAAGAATCACGAATTCGTGATCCATTAAAACGTATATTAGAAGAAACAGAGGAAGATTTATTAAATTTATGTGCTGTACTGGAAGAACATGATGTTAAAGTATATAGACCAGATTCTCCACCAGTAGATTTAGTGCAAGAGTATATAGACAACTCCGCAAAGCCGCCGATTCCTTCATTAGCAGTACGAGATGGATATATTACTGTAGCAAATACTTTATATCGTTTTGTATATAAAGAAGAAATGAATAGTATTTTTAATTTACTCATTGACGGCAGAACATTTGATCCATATAGGCGCAAAGATGATTTTGACTCATTGAAGCCATTAAGTAAAGAAGAATTTAAAGAATTAACACAAATGATCGCAGGATTACATGGAACCAGGTATACTGCTTATCAAAAAGCAGAGGGGAAATTTATACCAGGAATGGATCATGAACATATTTTAAAGATTCGCACTCATATGATTGATGGTCCATGCATCGTGCGTTTAGGAAAACGTTTAATAGTGGATAGTTTCCCTAATTATCAAATAAAATGGGTTGATAAAGAATTTTCTGACTATGAATTTAAATATACCTTTATACATGGACATTCAGATGGATGTTTTTGCCCAGTAAAACCCGGTTTATATGTTCACACACATGATTGGGAAGAAGAATATAAAAATACCGTTCCTGGATGGGAAGGAATTTATTTAGAAGAGCAAGGATGGGAATCAGAAACAGTCAATAATTTTTTAAAAATAAAAGGAAAAAATGAAGGTAGATGGTGGGTGCAAGGTGAAGAACACAATGATGCATTAATCCATTTTGTAGGCAGTTGGTTAGACGAATGGGTTGGTTATATAGAAGAAACGGTATTTGATGTTAACATGTTAAGCATAAATGAAAATTTAATACTTTGCACTAATGAACCACCGCAACAAGTTAAAGATGCATTTAAACGTCATAAAGTAGAATATATTATTACTCCTTTCCGACATCGGTTCTTTTGGGATGGTGGATTACATTGCATTACCTTAGATGTGAATAGAGAAGGTAATTGTGAGGATTATTTTAGATAAAAAATGCCCGGGGTTATTCGCCGGGCATTTAAGTGTAACTCTTTTAACGTCTTCCAGGCCCTAAAGACCTCCGCAGTCGACTATATTATCATTATGTATAGTGTTCTATGTTAAAATTTTGGATACTTCATTGTTATTTCTCTATTAATTTTCGCCTAAAGATTTGATACGCGACCATTTTCTACTCTCTACTTGGCTTTTTAGTTCTTCTGCTAATAAATTAGCCATATAACCAATATCGCTCATTAAGATGTCTATTTCTGCCTCATTATTGTCTTCTTTAGTTATTGATTGCCTCTTTTCTACTTCTTTCGCTTTCGTATGCATTACATTTACAAGACTTAAGACATCATTGATAGTGTGATACATAATTGTACCTCCCATTTGTCTTAATTTGTATTACTATTATATAGTATTACTACTATTTAGTCAAGTTTTATTCCGCTTTTCTAAAATGTCATTCAACTCTTTTACCCCGTCAGATACAGTTTTTTCAAACCAAAACGGAAATATAGAGTGAAGGAATCCTGCTAATGCTAAACACTTCAATACAACAACAAATCTAAGAGCATTTTTCATATGCTCAAAGTATGTTTCGTTGATACTGTTTGGATGCTTTGTAAAGGGATTTTCCATCCGTCTATTTAGTTTTTTATTGTCCTGGAGCTGGGAAATGCCTGTATAACGTTGCCTGTTGGTGTACAAGGATGCACTCACCCGAGACTTCTAATTTCATGTTCATAAAATTAATAGATGTATTTTTTATGTCAGCAAGTTCTCGCTCACATTCTACCCTATTTGCATACTCTGTTGTTATGCTCATTTCGTTTTGCACACCGTTTATAGTGGCAAGCATAGTTATGACTAAAAACCAACTCATAATTTACTCCCAAGGTACTTTAGTTAATGTTTCCAATGCGTGTTTTTCACTTTCAAAGTCAATTTCTTCACCAGTGTTTTTATTAACAAAATAAAATACTTGTTTGCCAGGCTCTCTACCTCGAGCAGAGCGTGACCATTCACCTACACCAACAGTTTTAGTGCATAAAAAGCCTTCATTACCATCTGAATCAGTCACTCTCCAACACCAACCGTGATTGTGAACAGGTCCTCTTTTGGCTTCTACTTCATTAAGTTTCATTTCAGCAAGTTCTCTCTGTAATAATCTATTACGCTCATCTGGCAATGGGCCTTGCATACCTAACCGTGCCCATTCATCGGGTGTGTAGTAATAACTAGGATGTTTATCCATTGCCATAGCCGGGTATAGTTCCTACTTTCATCATTGATGCTAATTTCTTATCACCAGACATATAATCATAACTTGATTCAGCAATAACTATTTCGTATTCTGACTTGTCATCAGGAAAATATTCTGACCACAAGCGAATTGCTTTATTGAGTGTATCCACTTTGTGGATAGTATCATAGATTTTCCCAGAACGGACATCTACCATTTGTGCGTATATCAGCATAATAGTATTTATTTTTTTTCTTTATTCCTTAAATGCTCTGCAAACAAGTGTTTTGTTGCATTAAGAATCATAGGGCCTTCTGTTCTCATGGCCAGCCAAAACTCTTTATAGTCAGGTCTATCCCCACCATGAAAATTATCAGCATCCATTAGTTTCTGTTGAAAAGATTTTATTGCTTTAGCAATTGTCTCATCAGGGTACATTTCAAAATCATCCATTATCTTATCCTACATACTTCCAGAAAAACCATTCTGTGTTAAAGTGAGATGCTATCTTCTTACAGGTCTTATAACAGCCAGTATATATGTTTAATCCCGTCTCTGTATTATATACAATGTGTTCTTTACTGATGCCTTTCTTTATTTGAAAGGGGCAGTCATTTTCTGTTGTAACTTCTACCTCAGCAAGATTTTCATAAGTCATAATCTTTACCCACTCCCTGTTCTCCAATTTTAATAACATCTAGTTGCCATACATCATCGTTATCCTTATACTCAATTTCTACCTCTTGATCACTCAATTTTATTCCTGGAGGTGAAATTACAGCAATCTTAAAATCATCTTCTTTTACACCAATTTCTATCAATGTGTCAGTCAATAAATCACCAACCCACTTGGCATTTCCACCTGGCATGTAGTCATATGATTTATTGCAACTCGCTTGCCTGCATTTATCACCATCACCTGGCCGTTTGACATATATACTTCCACGACTAGAATTACATCCGACAAAACTTAATTGACTTTTAAGAACGTCACTAGCAGTCATCCCTGCTTTTGGCTTAGACAAATACGTAGAGGCAAATTTTCCTTCTGCTCCCCACGGGTGAGTTGATCCTGCAGGCACACCTGGTCTTGCTGGCATTGGTTTAGAAAAAGCACCACAAAATGTCTCACCTTTTTCTGGATCTAACAATGTTGGTTCATTACCGCCTGAGCATTTATATGGATCTATAGCACATTCTAACTGATCATTTCTTGCATACATATACTCTTCAGTACTTTCAGCCTTCAGAATAAAATTCTGATAAGCAGGAATAGCAACAAGACTAAGAGTACCTACTATTGCAACTGATGCCATCAGTTCAATAAGTGAAAAGCCGTTGTTCATTACAGCAATCCAATTGCCCTCAACAATGCACCTTTCTCACCCATATGACTGGGCCAGTTAAGATCTGCGGTAACAACAATTGCCATCCACAATAAAATGAGTGTTATCCAAATGCCGGAATTTCTAGCCATAACCTTTCTCTGTTGTAAAAATAAATTTGATCGTCACTTGATGCGCCATCAGGAAAATATTTTCCAATATTTGTTCCTGGACACCAACTGGCTCGCCATTGACCATTATCTTCTTTGATAATAACTGTAGAGCCAGGATTAATATTTTCAGTAAGAAAAACGTCCATTTCTTCCTCATTAGGAAAAACTGCTGTGCCTGTGTCCATGTTCATTATATCTTTCCTGTGCGAATTGCTTCTAAGAAGTCTTCCCACACAGGTTTAGCGGCTGTATTCTTGCAACCATAACGCCTGCTATCCTGCCACAAGTTCCAGTAGTATTTGTCACACAAAGGATCAATTCCTTGAAAATTATATGACATTACACCCCGGAATTCCTCGAACGTCATGTTATTCGGATCTACCATTATACTATACCTCTCGAATACTAATTAATTTACTATACTATTATAACATATCGAGCATATCTGTCTATCTTTTTATGACTCTAAATACTTGAAATCATAGAATATTTCAGAAAGTTTACCGTAATCATTGATAATCATGAGTTTTTCAGGTGAATTCTTGTGTTCTTCGTAATACGAATGAGCCGCATTCGCGCCCATTTTTGCATACCACACATAACCTGGCATATTACGAATTCCATGAGTTAAATATAATTTTTGTTGCATTTGAGAAATTTTATCAGGATTATCTTTTACGACTTGCTTCATATATTCTCTAAAAATTGTTCGCCAAGTATGTAATGGAGAGGTATTATATAAATGTGAGGATGCTATTTCATCTATAAGGACATGATTTTTATCACTAATAGTGGCTGTGGAATCTAAATATTTTACACCCCAATCGCCAGCATCTAATACTGTATTTTTAGGAAATAATTTAAGTCCTCCTTGCCAACCAGAAAAACCATAAACTCCGTCTATTGCTTTCCAAAGATATACTTTATTCTCAAATCCTTCATATACAAATTCAAAATTATCTGCAATACGTGTATCACCGTCTACTAGATAAAATAAATCAGTTTTACATTGCTCAGCACAAAATTTATGAGCATTATGTATGCCTACTACATTATCTACTCGTTGTGCATGTGGTGCTTTTTGTTTTAGTACTTCAAAGTTTTCATCTGCATTAAGTTCATCAAAGCATTGAAAAAATACATCATACATTTTACTTCTTTTTATGAAATTCTTTTTGGGCGTTCATAAAACTTTGAATAAGAATTTGTTTTTGAACACGTCTATCTAATTTTACATCAAATATTTCTAATGCTAATTCATCGACTTGTTTCTTTGTCATTTCTGTTAGTTGCTTTTTAGTATATCGTTTTGGTTTTGGAGGTGGTGTTGGTTCTACTTCTTTGCTATTCCAATTCTCTTCTGTTATTTTAATAGTTTCTTGAATAACAGGCTCTACCATTTTTTCGGCAACTTCTTGCACAGTTCTAACTGTCTTAGGTGAAGGCATTGTTTTAATACCAAACAACGCTTTAATAAAATCGAACATTAATATATCTCCATAATATGCTAGTATTATTTATATTGAGTAAAATACAAAATTCTTTTCTTTATCATCAAATCGTATATCTATTGTATCAGATGTTTTTCTAAATTTATAAAAATATGTTGCCCAAACATCCATATTCATAACATGTTTTGTACTTCCAGTTTTTTCACATGCTATTCTACCAATTAACATTATTCCATATGTTTTGTTAGGCAATGTGCATGGTACATGCCACTCTAACGGCGTCCATGGTACGTAAGAATTAAACTTTACGACATCAGTCATAGTAAGACATGTAGTTCTTTTAGTGTCATCCCATAATTCATGATATAATGGATTTACGTCTTGACGCCACAATCTTGCATTATAAAATCCATTATAAGAAGAAGGTTCTAATAAACTAGACGAAAAAGTAAAATCTTTATCTACTTCAGATACTCCTGTTGTAATTACTTGTGGTTGATGTTTAAGTTTTTCAAGTATAGAAATATCTTCAAAAAGTACAAAGGATCCATATATTTTATCTGGTATCATTATTGCATTTTTTAATGCTGGGGTATTTTGTATATGTTTACATATATCTTTATATCCAAAACGAAAAATATTACTTGATATAGTTTCAGACATAATTACATCAACACGACTCATAAATCTAAAATCAGAATTAAATTCCTGTTGTATTATAGTATATTTTGTTGATGGTATTTTTGCACTCTTAAATACTTTTTCAATTATATTACAACAATCAGGATTGTGCTCTATCATATAAACATGTTTAGCACCAGCATGTATAGCAAACAAAGACAATATGCCTGATCCAGCACCTATATCCATGCATATTTTATCAGGACATACTTGTTTTATTTGTTTATAAAACCAATTATTTCTATGCTCACTAGTAAATAATTCTTGTTGATGAAATGTATCCATTATCACATATTTAATTGATTGTACGCGACCAAGAATTTTTCCCAAATTAACGGTCTTTTTAAATTATTATTTACTTGTCTATATTGATGTATTAAATTCTTTAATATGTCATTATTAACATCAGTTATATTAGTAAAATCTACTAATTTGTCTAATTCTGTAGTATTGTCATCATATATCAAATTGTCTACATCTAATATTAATAAATTATTAGGCTTTTTAGATATTATAAATTCTTCCATAGCCTTATATGAATTAATGTAAGTATAAAGCATATAATAAGTACTTTTTGGAGATAATAAAATAGGTACTTTTATTTGTATATTACTAATGGCTTTTATTGGATTGAATCTACAATATATAAATTTAGATTGTGGCAACAACTCAATTAACTTATAAAATCCAAGTGTATGAAATCTATGAGAATAATATTCATAATCATAATTCCGCCATTTTTCTTCTAATAAAGACATTAATTTCTCTTGGCTAGAAAACATATCTATATAGTATGTTTGTTCTTTTAAAAAATCTTCGTTAATATTAACTAAATTCCACTCTAAATCTATTCCTTTAAATGTATCAAAACAATCTTGTTTTCTTATTGTATGTGCTGTGCCATCAGAAAAATCAAAATTTATATCTTTATCTAAATACTTTTTACTACAATTCAATAAACTTTGTACAAAACTACCACAAGCACCTGGATCGTATAATATAAAATATATTTTATCAAGTGGAATCATGTTCTAATAATAATATCACTTTCCCAATCACCAAAAAACTGTTTCCAACTCTCATGATCAATCATGATAGGAAATTTCTTGCGTCTTGCTAATAATTGAAAGTAACTCGGCTTATATGGTTTCCATTTTGGTTTCCATATACCCACTGGGTCATGATTTCCTTTAAGAGAATTACATCGTGAACATGCTGAAACTACATTTTCCCACACTTTTCGACCACCTAGACGTTTAGGGATAACGTGATCATAGGTTACTTCTCTTACAGTTAGCGGTTGTTCACAATACGCACATATGCCATGATCTCTATAATATAAAGATTCTCGTTTTAACTTCATAATAGACTTAACATTAACATAACTATTACGAGCAATAACACTTGGCCACTTCATATGCAAGTTGGGAGTTTGAATCCATCTGTCATAACTAAAAACTACATGACAACTATCATTAAATATTCTACCTACAGCATCTTCCACAGGAACAGTATGCAAAGGTAACAAAGAAATTGGCATGTATGATGCGTTTAGTACTAGCGTTCTTAATCCAAGCATAAGGATATTTATTTTAAACAGTGGTTGGTCCGGCTGGACTCGAACCAGCGACCCCATCCTTATCAGGGATGTGCTCTAACCTGCTGAGCTACGGACCAAAAATAGCATAATCTCTATACTTATTTAAACTGTCTTCTAACAATTTTTGATGTTTGGTCTCGTCTATTTCTAAATTCATATATACTAACTTTCGTCCTGGATCATCTTCAACACCATGTAAAAAAGAAGAAGAATGAAATACATACGTATCTGTATCTTCAGGAATTATAGGATATATTTTTTTATCATTTAATACTGTAAACAAAGTATTTGTCCTTGTGCCACTAATTAATACTCTATATCCTGCTGGTTCTACAGATAGCCATTTATTAAATGTTTCTATTTCGTCTAACCATTTTTTAGGTTCTATATCAATATGTGCTACAACTGGACCTATTTGTACATTTAATTTTAACTTAAGAATAGATGTACATGGCAATAAATTAAACCAAGAGTCTAATTCAACATGTTTCTCTCTTAACGTTTGAAGAAGTTCATGTGAAATATCAGCAGTATTCCAACACTTTGCCCACCGACGATCATACAGTTTTTTTGATTTAATTTTAGAAACTACTAACGGTTCCACTTCACGCAAAAAATTATCTACTGGAAATTTTGGTAGTGCTACTGGGCACCATAATAAGTTAGTAATCATAATTAATCCTGGCGGAGGGGGAGAGATTCGAACTCTCGAAAGGCGTTAACCTTTGCTGGTTTTCAAGACCAGTGCATTCAACCGCTCTGCCACCCCTCCGTGGTGCCCCGGGAGGGAGTTGAACCCCCACTACCAAAGTAACTGGTACCTAAAACCAGCGCGTCTACCAATTCCGCCACCGGGGCAATTATTTGTATTCGTAATTTACAGTTAATCTATTTGTACGTAATAGTTCGGCACCATTTTTAATATGGAAATTATGTGCCATTTCTGTTTTGGGAGATAGTGTTACAAATCTTTTAACCCATGGTTTTTTATCTTTAAAGTATGGTAGTAATAAATTTAAAATTTCACTACCTGATCCTTTTTTATAACTCCACACAGTATAAAAAACTGCTATGTCTAATCCCGCCATAGTTGTTAATTGCTTTTCTGTTCTTGGCACTTCATCACAAAACGCTACACAGCAAATAGCATACGTCCAAAGAGCGTATACCTCCCTACCATATAAAAATCTTTCTCTTTCTCCTATGTTTGGCCGCACAGGATCATCTTCACACTTTGTCCCAGGTGGCCACAGATCCATAGGCTCCAGGCGCTCGAGAAAATTATTACTGCGCCAATGTAGTCTAGGCATTATCGCTCCATCAAATTACGTAAGGTTCCAACCTCTTCTCTTTATTTAACACTCGAGTGGGGTCGAAGCACGATAAATTGATAGTTTGATACTCACCAGTAGTAATTAGTTCCATTAAGCCGCGCCCTATGCCAGGTGCTTCCATTAAACCTCTACCAGTAAATCCGGATGCCAAGTACACGTTGTCCATTTTAGGATGCTTGCCTACTACTGCGTTATTGTCTAACACATTAGTATCATAATAACCTGCCCACGCATTTTCCAGTTTAAGTTGTTCAAACATTGGTGCTCGCATTGCCAATGGAATCCAAACGTCCTCATCAAAATCATTCCAATCTGGTTCCAAGTCCTCTTGATCAAATCTACCATTGGGCGAGCCAACAATGTAACCATGCCCTTCTGGGCGCCAGTATATGCCTGTCGTAAAGTCTGCTGTAAGAGGCATGTCAGGCATGTGTGTAGGGCACTTTATATTAAAGACAGTATGCTTCTGTGGCTTAATTGGGATATCTGGTAGCAACTCGCCTGTCCAACAACCTGTCGCTACAACTATAATATCATTCTCTACATCATCTAAACTTTTAACATCTTGTTTAATAAATTCTGCGCCTTGTGCTATTGCTTGTTTTTTAAATTCTGTATGTAATGAATAAGGGTCTATCCAACCCTCAATGCCTGTGTCTGTATATGTTGCCATTGCTAACCCCTCTGGATTAATCCAAGGAAACACATCTTGTATTACACTTCCATCAATTGTATTAGAACCAGCATTACATCTACCTTGCGTTATTACTGCTGTCATTTGTTCTGCTTTTTGTTCCTCATTAAACAGCATTAAATATCCATTTGCTGTAAATTGAACTGACTTACTAAATTGTCTGACAAATTGACTGCCATACATTCCAAGCAATATATTTTCTTCTTGTAGGAATTGGTGGCGTAACCCACCACATGAACGTCCAAATGATGCTTCTGTATAAGTTGGATCTCGTTCCAATACTTTAACACTAACATTTTCAGCAGATAAAAAATAGGCAGTTGATGCCCCTATTATACCACCGCCCACAATAGTGACGTTCATAGCAATATTTATTCTAACGTTGTTGACAAATGTATTAGAATAAAATCTTTACTTTCTATACCGAACGTTCTATAATTATTGCTGGCATGCATCTTTCGTCTATCAAAACCAAATACAAAATCTTTTTCCCAAGGAAATATTTCATCTACTTCAAGATGATCCATTAAATGTGGATCATCACTTGGACCCCAAACATTACCATATTCACCATAATTTAAATTATTTTCATAAATTGGATCTTCTATAAATGTATTAAGAAAATCCCTGACATGATCAATAGTTGGTACTTTCTTATTCCATAATATCGTATGAATATTTTTATCAAATGTTAATGGTATTATAAGAGAAGTTCCTACCTGATCTGATGGATCTTTATCTGAATCAACATGAATACCTACTGGTAAATAACATGTTTTAATGTATGCTGAAAAGTCTAAATAATCTAAATCCATTAAACCTAAAACTTTTTCTATATAATCACTAAATTCTTTACTATCACGATTGGCTTCAAAACGAGCCCAAGATAAAGATTCTTCGGTTAATCCGTAAATTGATAAGGTGCGAGGATTTTTTTCATGATAAAATATATCATATCTGTGTTTATTTTCATTAAAATATTGAACAAAATACTCTGTATATTCTTCAGGCATGTATGTCTTAACTGTAGGGTAATCCATTATAATATGTCACACATAAATAAAATCACCAAGATCAAAAACACAAGGTGTATGGGCCTTACTTCTAAAGTCTTGTCTAAAATTTCGTTCCATATTCCATGTTCCTTCAACACCATATTGAAATACAAGTCTTTCCATTACAAAACAATTACTGAGCCAAAAATAAGTATTAGTTCCAAGTTGTGTATGTTGAATTAATTTATCGACATCTTCAGTATTAAAAAGATCTATCTGCTCATAAGCAACATTCATATTACGAAAACGTTTCCAGCCGCGTTTTAGTTGAGAGGGAGCAACTTTGTTATCTTCTAAAAATTTACGCAAATAATAAGCCGACTCTTTACCGGTGTGTGTACCAATAGGGATATATTCTGGATGCAATTTTATAAATTGTTCTACCAGTAATGCAAAAGATTCTATCTTACCATTCCAGTTTTTTCTAAGATATTGATGCCATTTAATCGCCGCGGGACTTATATCAAACATTAAAACATCTGTATTCAAACTAAAATACTCTTGTCCTAATAAAACATATGTCTTCAACCCACCACAAACTCCTATAAAATTATCAAATTTAGTTTCAAAAGACACGGTATTAGTCGGCTTGGGTATCATAACAGGCTCTGTGTTTATAATAAAATAACCGGTTTTTAAACCTTTAGCTGCCGTGCGTAATTCGAACGCAAAATCTTCTATTTCATCAGGAACAGTATAGTTTAAGTCTAACATTAAATTCTCAATATGAGGATACATTGTTTCCGGAATCGAAAAACCAGGTTCTTCGAATAAAAAGAGTTCTCGTGATTGATCATGTCTCCTAAAAAACTCTAAATATTCATACAATTTTTTCTTAATTTTAGCATTATTAATTTGACGCTTATAACTTTTTAAGACAATATCCTCAAACTCTGATGTTTCTGTTCCATGTACAATAATATGGTATCTATCTTCATTGCTATTGTTTATTACACCGTGCTCATAAGCAATATTAAAATAAAAAACACTACCATTATCATCATAAGGAACTATCCCGTTCTCAGTTATTAAAAAACAATCATCAGGATTATTAAGACTCATATTAACAGCACGGCTAGGATTATCTTCTCTACTTCCATCAACATGAGGATTAATATACCCACCTGGTTCAATTAACATAAATCTAATTCTGTCATAAACACTAACTGGATATTTGTTTTTAAAATAATTTGTTGTAATTGGGCACTCTGCAGAAGCATTAGTCCAATCTCTTTTTGTATCTTTATCAAGTCCATGATCCTCAGGTATACCAGTGACATGATCATCAATACCATGAATGCATACACTTTTCCATCCTTGTGAATAATCTGTTCTATGTTCAACAAATAAATGTTTTATATTTTTGGCTTCTTCAAGCATATCCTTGAATGGAGCATCTATCATGAGTTTTAACCATGGATACTTGCTTTCCCAAGTTACCCAATGTTTAGGATTTTTATTTTCTGGAATCATATTATAATCCCATATTTTATCTTTATGTTGTAAATAAAATTCTTGTATTTTTGAATTCATTAATGTGTATGTATTAAAAGAAAATCTTTACTTTCTATATCAAATTTTTTAAAATTATTACTCATATGCATTTTTTGTTTATCAAACATATAAGCAACATTTTTCTCCCAAGGAATTATTGCATCTACTTCGAGATAATCTAATACTTTATCACCTTGAGCATATTTGTTATTTTGTGGGTTATCATGATACGCAATCATTTGTCTATTCCAAATATTTGGAATATAATCTCTATAATCTAAATTATGATCGTATGTTGAATGGTGAGCGTTACGCCCTCCAATGCCAGCAATATCTTCTAAAAATTCTCTAACATATACATTATCTTCTACCATATTTTTAAATACTATTGTATGAATATTTTTATTAAATGTTAATGGTATTATAATAGATATTCCTGGTTTTGCATCACTTCCATCCGGACGTAAGTCAAGTTCCTCTCCTTCATAATCTTTATGTGAAGTAACAGGTCCTAAATAGCGATTTGCATCAACGTGTAGACAAATTGGTAAATAAGAAGTTTTGATATATGCTTCAAATTCCATATAATCATTTACATCAAATAAATCTAAAACTTGTTTCACTAATAAAGTCGTTTTAGAGTTCTCATAATTATTTGTAGCAAGAACATGTCCTGATACTTTACTTTTCTCAGTTAATCCCCATGCTCGTAAAAAAAGTTCATCTTCCTCCCAATCAAAAATATCATAATTATGTTTATTTTCTTTATGGTATTGAGCAAAATATTCTGTATATTCTTCAGGAATGTGTTTTATAATTGTAGAATAACTCATATTAAATATTTAGCCGCAGTTGTTTTAATTCTAATAAATAATTTTATGGCAAAAGAAATAGTATGCAAACTTGCTCAAATGGGATTAACTGCTCATATGAACGGGTATGTAGCACCATGTAACCTCATTAATAAGTATCACCTTCGCAGAGATGAAGACAATGAAATGATACTTCTACGAGATCATAGTTTTGAAGATGCTTGGCATAATAAAATGCGGCATGAGTTATTAGAGCAACATAAACAAGGTATATGGCCAATTAATTGTGAACAATGTCGCATAAATGAAGAAGGTGGTTCAAAAAGTATGCGAACCATGATTAATGGCGAATTAGAAGGCGTTGAACCAATGGAAGACCAACCCAGAGTTTTAGTATTAAAACATGGTAATAAATGTAATAATGCTTGCAGATCATGCCATCCATCAACTAGTGCTCAATGGTATAAAGATAGTTATAAACTTAAAGATATAAAAGTGCCATTTAAAGATTGGATTAAAAGATATGAATCCTCTGAAACAAGTTTTGATGAAAACAATCATGAACTACGTAGAGTACTGAGCAATTGGAACGCAGGACTTGTTTTTATAGATTTATATGGTGGTGAGCCATTACTTAATCCTCTCACATATGAAATTATTGATCAAAGTGTGGAAACAGGCGTATGTAAAAATCAAATAATAGGTATCCATACAAATTTAACAATTTTTGATGAAACGTTAGTAGATAAATTTAGTAAATTTAAACAAGCAATACTAGGTGTAAGTTTTGATGCTATTGGTGAGCAAAATGATTATATTAGACATTTAAGTAAATGGGATGTTGTAGAGTCTACTTTAGAAAAATATATTGCTCAGGCACGAGTGCATCCAAATATACAAACTGATTTTTCAATTACTACTCAAATATTAAACGTATTTTATCTTCCTGAAATTATAGATTATATAGATAAAAAAGGTTGGTGTGTAGACAATGGATTTACAACTTTTACTTTTTCCAATAGAGTTTATGATAAGAAAGAATGCAATATACACTACTTGCCAGAACCAATTAAAGAAGTAGTGAGAGAGAAATTACTAAGTTATAAACCTGATCCAGACACTCCTGTAGGACATATGTGGTATCGTGATTTAAATGACATAATTCCTACATTAGAAACACATCCTGACAACTATGATCAATGGAAGGATTATTTTTGGAAAATAAATCAAAAACTAGACGAATATCGTAAGCAAAGTTTTCAAGAAGTTATGCCTGAATATTATCAATTATTTGCTGATTACTATTCTAAAGTGTAGCAGAAACACATTCTATAACTGGTTCCATTTCATCTTCCATTTCCCAATTGCCAACAATATTGCCGCTACGATCAATGACAAATTTATGGAAATTCCAACCAATCCATGCTTTAGATTCAGCAACTAACCATTGCCAAACTGGTTGAGCAGTTTCACCTTGTACATCATTTTTTTCCATTATTGGAAATGTAACATTATATTTTGATTCACAAAAATTAAGAATTTCTTCATTTGAACCAGGCTCTTGTTCGCCAAATTGATTACAAGGAAAAGCAATAACAACAAATCCTTTATCTTTATGTTGTTGATAAAGTTCTTGTAATGGCTCATAATGACGTGTCCAACCACATTCACTAGCAGTATTTGTAATTAATACTACATTACCTTCACATACATCTTTCATACTAACTTCATTTCCTGATACATCTGTAACAGTATAATCGTATAAACTCATAATTGACTCCTATAATATACTACTATTTAGTTTTTGGTATGGAGCGGGTAGAGAGAATCGAACTCTCATCTATGCGTTGGCAACGCACTGTAATAACCATTATACGATACCCGCGTGTGGCGGAGCGGACGAGACTCGAACTCGCGACCACCGGCGTGACAGGCCGGTATTCTAACCAACTGAACTACCGCTCCAATATATTTTCAATATAAGGACTTAATCTATGTGCTATTTTTTTATGACCTTTCTGTGTTGGATGGAAACTAAACGGATTAACTAATTTCTCTTTAATTAACTTATCTATTCTTGTATCATCTTTCTTCCATATACTTCTATGATAAGTTTTAGTAATTTGATTTGCTAGAAAAGTCATTAAATCGCCTTCTATTAAATTTTCTATTGTCAAGGGATATTTATGAGTGTTAAATGTATCAAACCATAAGTTTTTAAAATTATTATTTTTAAAAAAATCATTCCATATAAGCATATCTTCTGCAAGTTTTTTGACTTCTATTTCATGATTATATAAATCTAATATTAATACCCTAACTACATCATGTGTATCATTATGACTTACTAAATTAGTTTTGCGTTTTAGTCCAAACCCTGTTGGTATGTGTCCTTCTTCATTATTATTAAATACAACACTTTCAAATTTATTTGTTTCATTATACCAAAATTCAGTTCTTGCGGTACTTGTAATACCCCACATTATTATAACATTTTTTGCTTGTTTTAATAAATTAATATTTTTAGTATTAGTGAAAAATTCTCTTGCAAATCTAAATTGTTTTTGATTACTAGACCCTGGCTTTGAAAAGTTTAAATTTGTAAAATTATACTTGTTTGTTACAAGACCCCTATAACTATAAACATCATTCCAGTTATTATAATCCTCATTAATTAATATACTAGTTTCAAGATCATCTGCATTTTTAATATTTTCAGTATAACTAGAACCTATACCCCACGTCCAACTACATCCAAACGTTATTAATATATTAGATTGCTGTAATTTAGGTATTTGCTCATCAGTAATTTCGTCAAATAATTCAAAATTAGATTTAAAAATATTATTGGTAGTTAATTTTTCACCAAGAAATGTTTTGTCTTGATGAAAATCATATCCTCTTATCTTATCCATGTATTTGCTCTGCAATCTTTAATAGTGAATTTAATTCTTGTTTAACTCGTGGTTGTGAATATCCTAACTCTATACTTTTTTCATGTAATTCCACTCTACGTCTTATTCTTTCTCGCAATGTATTTGTTGGATTTAAATATGACCCCCATGTATAGAACCCTCCTAAATTTCCTTGTGAAATTAAAGTATCATCATTATATATTTCTAGTTCCTTCATATATTTTATTGTTGTTATTGGAGTATCCTCCAAAAATATCATTGTATAACCCCAATGAATAAGTTCTAATGTGCCATTTTTCGCATACTTTGCATATCTATCAAGTGCTTTTAAATTCTCTTCATGATCTTTTATCGTTTCTGTCGGATATCCTACTATCATTAACCAAATATTGCTTATATCATAATAACTACTCTGTTCTATATGATAGTCAATATCTGTATTACTAAATTTCTTTTTCATATGATAACGAACATCTTGACTAAAACTCTCTATACCAATAGTAACTTGATCACACCCACCATAATACATTGCTTCATAATGAGAAGGGGGCATTTGATTTCTAGGTCTACATATTGCTTGACCAGTATATCTTATATCTTTTAGAGATTTATCTTTTTCTTTTTCTTCTGCAAGTAAACAATTAAATTTATAAAAATTACTTACACTACCATTTATTAAACTATCAGTAAAATCAAATATAGTTGTACCATAGTTGTAAAATTGCTCTTTAATTTCTTGTACTAAATTTGTTGCTTTCCTATATCTAAACTTTGGCCATAACGCCGCAACATCACAAAATGTACAATTCCTAACACATCCTTTACTACCAGTTATATATATTTTGTTAGTATCATAATTATTAAAATCAAAACCATTATAATTTGGTATTGGATATAAACTTATGTCATTATTATAGTCAACCTGTGCATTAATAATATTTGCTATATATTGTTCACCATCTTGTTCTAAACATATACCATCTACTAAATCTTCACACCATGCACTAAAACGTATTCTAGTGTCTGGAAATTCACTAGAACAACCACACCCTCCTACAATAATTTGTGTTGTTCTAGGAATCCTATTATGATATTCTAATAATAATCTCGCTATATTAAGACTCCAATAAGTAAATACACTTATACAAACATAATCAAAATTTAATTGTTTCTTCTCTACTGTTTCAGACCACAAACTGCATATTTTTTGCACTATTGTATTACTAATATCCTCTTTAATAAACATTAACCAATTATCTAAATCTTCAAATTCTTCATCAGTTAAATTATACCTAATTATAGAAGAAAAATCAATAATTTCTGTTTCACAATTAAAATTTAATGCAACTCCATTTAATGCACCTATTGCGGCACTAGGAGATAAGTCATGTTTAGGAAGACTTACAAATAGAAATTTCTTCATAAATTTTACGCACTATGTTTTCATGTGCGTTATTATATCCTATAAACAAATCATAATCCAAATTATTAATATCTGTTATATTACGGGATTTCAATTTAAACTTTATAATATTACTAAAGTATCTATCATAAAAGTCATTATCCCAAAAAAACTCAAACATATGATCATAACAATTTATTTCTGCTAACGCATAATTCAATAGATGATTATCTATTCTTATTAATGGTTCTATTTTCCACGGTTCAAAAAATATTTTAACATTGCAAGGTTGCAATAATTTTACATAATAACTATTTTTATATTTCTTATACTTCGCAGGAATATCATCCAATTCTATACGTAACATACTAAAGGGGTATTGAACACTTAAAATATTGTGAATTTTCATAATAAATTGGCTCCCCGGGAAGGATTCGAACCTACGACCAAAAGATTAACAGTCTTCTGCGCTACCACTGCGCCACCGGGGAAAATCTGGTGGGTCCTGTAGGATTTGAACCTACGACCCACGCCGTGTAAAGGCGTTGCTCTCCCACTGAGCTAAGGACCCATCTGGTGGAGCTGACAGGGGTCGAACCTGCGACCTCCTCCGTGCAAGGGAGGCGCTCTCCCAACTGAGCTACAGCCCCCAAATTGGAGCCCGGGAGAAGATTCGAACTTCCGACCTGCTGATTACAAATCAGCTGCTCTGCCAACTGAGCTACCCGGGCATGTAAATATTTAGTTAAATGTCTTTTCCCACCAGTCTATAAATGGACATGGCAAATAATACTCTATTGAATTTTCCTTTATTTCTACAAAAGATTCTAATCTATCATCAGTTATGAAATAATCAATACCACACAATTGTACAGTTTCTAAAATAACAAAGTTATTAAATTTAAACCCAATTATATTCATACCATGATTTTCAGTAATACTATATGGAATTTCCAACCAAATAGTCTTATTACCATCTATAAAATACTCTGAAGTATTTTCTACTGCTTTATCATTAAATTTAACTTTAATTTTAGCAGGCTCAACAGATATAAATTTAAAATTAATCCATTCACTCATAATAATTATTGGTAGGCCTGGTTGGATTCGAACCAACGACCATCGGCATATAAGACCGACACTCTCACCGCTGAGTTACAGGCCCGTTGGCTGGGACACAGGGATTCGAACCCCAACTGACAGAATCAAAATCTGTAGTGCTACCGTTACACTATGTCCCAATCTGGTCGGGGATGCAGGATTTGAACCTGCGACCTGACGCTCCCAAAGCGCCTGCGCTACCAGACTGCGCTAATCCCCGTTATTTTTCCTGTTTTTTCTTGCCTCTTTTTCGTTTTTTCTTCTTTTCATTCTCTTTTTCTTTCTCAGCAAATTCCTGATTTACTACTTTGGCAATATGAAATCCTCTGCCCTGATTACCATTTTGAGCAACTTTTTCACAGTTTTTCAAACTAGCAAATCCTTCAAGATACACTCGCCGAGCAACACCTTTTAACTTTGCTTTATCAGCATTAGCAACTTTACTAATAAGACTCTGTGCTTTTCTTTCTGCTTTTTCATATACATCTACTATCATTTTGTTTCCCTTTTGGTACACCCAACCGGATTCGAACCGGTGTTGCCGCCGTGAAAGGGCGGTGTCCTAGGCCTACTAGACGATGGGTGCGTTGTTAATTATTGTACGATTTTCCAAGAACCGTCTGCTTGACGGCATGCTGTGCCATAACCTTGAACTGCTTTACCACCAACATAGATCGTTTGAGTAAACTCTCTACATGGGGTTCCATTATTGTTATTAGTTCTCATAACTGTCATGGTACCAGATTCATTTGTATTTGGATTAATCCATTTAGTTTGTGCATTGTCAGGTATGCTTTCAAGTGTTGTATGCATATTAGTAGCATTCATTCTTTGACTTGGCTCTGTTAATACAGCATAATGGCCGCCTGCAAGGGCACCGCCAATTATACCAGTAGCAACCCAAATTTCTTTATTTGAACTGTCCTTGCCAAGTTCATATGCTAATGCGCCACCTATTAATGCACCTATAACATTACCCGACTCTTCTCGAGTCATGTTTGCACAGCCTGTTGCCAAACACGCAACCATAACAACTGCTAATAACTCTCCCATTTTTGATTTCCTCACAATATATCCCAATTATCCTCGATGAGTAAATTACTCACGCTTTCTTCATTATGAACATTTACTATCGCTCGTCCAATTAGCGGAGCAATTGTTACATACCTGAGTTGAGAAATACCCGATTCTCTGTTAATTTTGATAGAATCTGTTACTATTAACTCAGTTAAATCGCTATTACCAATTTTGTCGTCTGCCTTAGGCGTCAGTACTCCGTGCGTAATATATGCTCTTACTTTAATAGCACCGTGTTCCAACAAAGCCGTGGCCGCGTTGGCTAGGGTGCCCCCACTGTCTATGATGTCGTCAACGATAATACATTGTTTATCTTTAACGTCACCAACAACATTCATAACCTCACTTGCGCCCGGTTCTGGGCGTCTTTTATCGATTACAGCAATCTCGGTATCGAACTTTTTAGCATAACTTCGTGCTCGTTCTGTGCCGCCAGCATCTGGACTGACGAATACAAGATTGTCTGTTTCTATTCTTTTCCGTATATCATTGACTAGGATAGGTCGTGCTATCAAAGTATCTACTGGGATATTAAAAAATCCTTGGATTTGGCCTGCGTGTAGATCTACTGTTAATACTCTATTTGCGCCTGCCGTTGTTATTAAATCAGCGAGTAGTTTAGCACTAATTGGTGCCCTACTCATTGTTTTTCTGTCTTGTCTTGCGTAACCAAAGTATGGCAATACTGCTGTTATGCGCCTAGCACTTGCTCTTTTAAGAGCGTCAATCATAACTAGTAATTCCATTACATTATCATTGACTGGTGTGCTAGTACTTTGTATTACAAATGCGTCTTTACCTCTGATGTTTTCGTGAATTTCTGCTCTAACCTCGCCGTCAGCAAACCTCCCTATGTTTGCCTTAACTAGCGGTACACCGGCAAACTGGGATATTCGTTTAGCCAACTCCAGGTTCGAGTTACCTGAAATGAGTTTCATTTTATTCAATAGTCTCTTGTTATTAGTTGAGTATTTCCCAAACACCTTGCCAGCCTGTCATTACTGTTAAAGTATGACCACTTGGATTCCACGGCACTGGACTAAAATGAATTACACCACCGCCACCACCAAATGCTCCCTTAGGATAGCCAAACTGCCCAGCAAAGTATTTGTCATTTATTTTGCATAAGTACCACTTATTAAAAAGTTGTTCTGCCTGTTGTTGTCGAGTTAACATAAAGAGATATTCTAAATTAATCTCTCTTAATTCCATCCATATAATCGTCTAGTATATCAGTATTATTTACCAAATCTAGAAACAATTCCTTCTCTTTCTTATAGGCCTCAACTTCCCACGGAAGTTTATAGTGACCAATTTTCTTTTCTTTCTTATGACCAAATGTTTCACTTTTCCACTTTGTGCTACCATTGTCATAATATCGCAATTGTCGCCTGGCAAACTGCTTTAAATGCGTCATTTCATGTGCCAACGTTAGCAACATTTTGGTTATACGCTTTTTAGCATCTAACTCAATCTCAAATTCACGTGGTCGAGATAACCTATAGTCTGTTATATGGCAATAACCATATATCTGTTTTACGCCTTCTTTTTTTGCTAAATCCTTCGTTACAAGAATGTCCAAATGTATGTTTGCACACAAATCAGACCTCATCATCTTCTGGGCATAATACTCTGCAGAATTCTCTAGCAAAGTTCTAAACCTTTTGCTCTGTGTTTTATAACCATATGTGGTTATAATCATGACCTACCCCATAAGATTTTTATTGTACTCGTCACATATAAAACTATGTAATTCGTCGATTTCCTTTTCACTGAAATAATGAGCCATTGCTTCT